TTAGTGGAGTTTAACTTCTTTGATAATGACAGAGGGGGTTCTGCCAGCAGCACGTATATAGTCCTTTGGCACATCGACAATAATACTTTCAAAAAGGTCATTAATAAAGCCTTTCTTTTCATAATCGCCAACTGAATCCCAGGACTTCGAAATATTTTCGAGTAATGAAAGTACGGTTTCGCGATCAAGGGAAGTATCAACTTTATCTATCTTCTTTAGCTGCTCATTCAAGAGCTCTTCTTTTTTAGTATCCTCACTAGTCATCGATAAATATTCTTCCTGGCTCATAATTCCATTACCCAAAGCCATTAACCAATTTTTCTTTCGGTTCCTTATGGCTGCTAATTCTCTTTCTATGTCATCAATAAGTTGATCAGCGTTTTCCATTTCTTTTTGCTCCAGAACAAAGTCTTTGGCCAAACTAAAAAAGCGGTATGGGTCATCTGGTGATAACTCTTCTAAGAATTTACTTGTAAGTGCGTGTTCAGTAAATTGTGGAAGGTCACAATTAGCATTATTCTTTCGGTTAATGCAAAGGTAATGTTTGGAGCCTTTTGCCTTTCTGTTATAACCAGATAGGGGGGATCCGCAACGGGCACATTTTAATACACCGCTAAAATGAAAAGGGGAGGTCGCTTTTTTTCCTTCAGTTGTGCGGTTTGTTCTAATTGCCTGAGCCCTTTCAAATGTTTCTTCATCAACAATTTGTGGATGGATTATTTCATCGGAAATGATGGCATCCATTTTTGAATTATTTGCCCATCTAAGCTTTCCGCAGTAAACTGGATTCTCTATCATTCGGCTAATTGTTCTAATACCTTTCTCAACTCCAAATTGTTGTAAATAGAGGGTAATAGAACGTATACCTTTACCGTTAATATATAATCTAAACATTTCTCTTACTACTTTCGCTTCTTCTTCATGAATGATTAATTTACCGTCTTTTAGTTTATAGCCATAAGGAGCTTTGCCACCATTCCGTTCACCAAGGGTAGCTTTTTTCATCATATTAACCACAACACGCTCAGAAATGGTCTCACGCTCCCACTGTGCGATAGCAGCAACAAGTGTAATAAGAAACCTTCCCATGGCTGTTGTCGTGTCAAATGGCTCGGTTACAGAGCGAATACCGATGTTATTTGCATCGAATATCTTTAACAACTTATCCAGGTCACTAACTGATCTAACTAATCGATCTAATTTATAAAAAACAACAACGTCAAATTTCTGAGCCTGGGCATCTTTAATTAGCCTTTGCATTGCAGGTCTATTTAGATCTTTAGCGCTATAACCATCATCGATGTATGAACCAACATGGTTCCAATTCTGCTGGGATCCAATAAACTTGGTATTTGATTCATGTTGAGAAGCGATACTATAACCTTCTCGTGCCTGCTCATCGGTTGATACCCTAGGGTAATCTACAGCCCTCATGGTATTACCTCCTTTCAATCCTTAATCATATATAAAATACCTCGTTAATACCCCTGTTAAATGATGCCACTTTTTACACTTCATATTTATGTTTTGATTCAGCTACATATATGTTGTACCCTGTACGGTTCTTTATTTGTTCTAAGCGTTCCTCACATAATTCTGGTGTGACCTTGAACAAGCCTACCATCTGGTCAATAACGTTATGACTATCCAAATCTATATATTTAATCATGTGGTAGGGGATGGCTGCATATCGAGTGAAGTTCTTAGCATCCCATTCTTGGAATTCTCTAAATGCCATTGGCATCTTGCTTTGAATTCCTACATGTCTCAGGATATGGCATAGTTCATGGAAAAACATTTCTTTTTGTACATTAGCTGAAACTCGACTATCGATGTGTATGGCCATATATCTACCGTTAACAATGTAAAAGGTAGGCATAGGATTTTTCTTTATAAATATGCCGTATATACGGGCTATATATTCAATCTTCAATTGATTCGGTTGAAAGATTCCTAGTCCTGTATATAAGGTAGTTACCCAATCTTCAAGCGAGGTCGTTCGGTAGGTTCTGTTTTCTATTCCCATATAATTTCCTCCCTAATGGGAATTATACAAACACTTGTTCGTTTTTACAACAAAAAGAAAATGTCCGTGTTGTGGACATTTTCTAGAATGTTAGTAGTGAGCATTATAGGAGTGGTTGAAGGACCTTCAGATGCTTTGTGGGATCTGAAATAACAGTTTTATTAGAGAAGAACATATATTCAACCCCTTTTTTCTTGTCTTGAGCAGTGTAGTTTAAATAATACTCCATAAATTCAAGGTTTAAATACATATCTCTTATTTCTATGGCATTATCATAGGTAACAATCCACTTTCTGTTTCTCAATTCTTTTTGAATTTGTTTTGATAGAGCTAAATGATCCTCAGTAGAATAAAAATTAACATATAAACTTGGCCCTTTTTGAAAATAGGGTGGATCAAAAAAAGTAAATGAGTTTCTTGTTTTTTTAATCACTAAATCAATAAAAATAATTGCATCCATATTGTAAAGTTCAATCTTATCTCTAAGTTTGGAAATCTCTTTTATTCTATTAATAATTTCTGATTTAGGAAATCTACAATCTATTAAATAATTTCCATTTTGTTCTTTTCCGCCGATAACACCAGCTTTAATAATTCCAGATCTATTTGTTCGGTTTAGAAACAGTGTGGAAAATCCTAAGGTTATTAGAGGTTCATGTACTTTATTTTTTTGAACTTCTTTTTGCTTATACCACTCTTCCATTGTGATTGGAGTATCATGAATAAGTCTTATTAATTCGTCAGGATAATTGATAATTGAATACCATAATGCATAAATGGAACGATCAAAATCGTTTATGATAATTTTTTTGACCACATTATCCAATAGAAGTTTTAATGCCACAGCTGAACCGCCAGCAAAGGGCTCTATATATGTTGTACATCTGTTTGTTTCAATTAATGACTTTATATAATTATAAGTTTTATATTTACCACCTGGATACCTTAGGGGTGAAGGATTAGCCATATTATCAACTCCTAGCCTAATTATAGATTAAAAATCTATTAATTGGCAGAGTGATTATTTAGTAAAATATCCAAAGATGAAATTATTGTATTTATTTTTTGCCATGCATCTAATATTTCTGAACTATCTGGGTAATTTGTAGACGAATGAACATAATGATTGATAATTTGCGTTGTAGCAGTATTATTGTTTTCGGTAAAAGTAACTTTAATTAGTTCATATGTTGTTGAATAGTGTTGAATTACATCTTTTAAGTGAATATATATATCATCATATAAAAGTTCCCTGAGTTTCTTTGTCCTTTTTTCTCGTTTAGGACTAATTCCTTTCATCCTTAACTCGTCATTTCTACTTGCAAAACAATCAATGTATTCATTTACATATGATTCTAATAAACTCCGTAACAAATACATTGAAGCTACTGGGTTATTTTTATACTCAATGTTTGACAATTCTTTAAGAGTTTGATTTATTCTTAAATTTTTTCGGAATTTATTTTTAAAAGGTATTGCCTTTGTAAGATTATGATATTCAGAAATATTTTTATATGGTCTACCGACAATACCAGTTTCATTTTGTAGGTCTAATGAATTTGGATTAACTGTAACATCTGAATTTTGTGGAACTGTCTCTACAAATTTATTATTATCTGCTTCTAAATCTGTGACTGGTTCTGATTCCGTTTCATAGATTTTGGAAGTTTCTATATTGTCTGAATGCATGTCTATTTCTTCAGGTAAAGGAATTGAGTCGAAATTAAATAAACTTACTGAATCTTCATCTTGTTCTTCATTTATAGACCCAAAATGTTTATTAATAAATATTTCTCTATCTTCTTTTAAATAAAAATCACCTACATTAAATGTTTTATTAATTAATCCGTCAATTACAAAATAAAATCTATTGTAGCCTTTTTTAGAATTAAAATTTATTTTGGGAGGATTTTTCGAGATTTCCATTTCAAAGACAGTTCTAAAATTGGGATCAGAGATTATCCTCGTTTCTACAGTTGAAGTATAAAAATTTGACTGTCCCGGAAACATATTTTGCATAAATTCAAGTAGATAAAGGTTAAATGGATTTTTTTCTTTAGAAAATCTAATTTTGCTTTCTCTATCCCATGATATTCTTCCTGCTCCGTCATTTTCTCCGGTGTGTTTTAATTCAATAAAATGGTCTTGGGTCATCGAATCTGTAAAAATTACACAATTGACTTTTTTGATGGTACTGTTAGGAAACTGTGATTTAATTTCATATATCTTTGAAATAAACTTATCTCTGTTTTTTGTAAACGAAGGTGTTATTTCAGGATTTTTTAATAACTTTACTGCTGTTATTCTTCTATTACCTTCTTCTGAAACGTATGCTTCCAATTCATTATCATAAGATACAATTAGATTTTCACTCGGATCTAATCCAAATTGGGCAATATCTTTAATTAATCCTAGTATTTTGCCTTGGTTAATAATTAAATTCATTTCCTTAACTTCACTCTCTTGAGGCTCGTATCTAGGATTAAGGACATTCACATGAATGTCATTAATTGGGATTGATTTTATTGTAAATGACATTGATAAATCTACCTCTCGTACAAAATGTATTATTGAATGTAGTAGTATTTTTTATTTTTCTTCGTTCCGTTCAATGACTTTATTGGCATTCTTAAACAATTCATTCTTGAGTTCTTCCTGATAAATCTGAGCTATCCTAACAGAAAGTTCCTCGATAACTACTTCTAACCCCAAAGCATTTAATTCTACCTCAACGATCTCTTCGGCATATCGTTCAAAAACCTTATTAGCAATATCATGGTGGGCTAACTTGAAAATTTCTCTTAGCTCGATTGTGGTGGACATAGTTTTCCTCCTTGAAAATAAAAAGACACCCAAATAAGCGAATGCTTGTTCTAGGTGTCTAATCTTTGTTGTTTTCATTTCTCTTCTTAGCGAATTTTACGATTGATTTGAATTGTTCTTCCAGTAGTAATACATCGTCTGGTGAAAGGTTTTTCCACTGTTCGATATCGAAGAATCCTAGTTGATCTAAGCCGTATTTCTCGACTAGCTTGTTGATTTCGGATAAAGAATCGTAGTTAACGCTATTATTTGAATCAACGTCCTCTTCAATGTACCCAGCTACTTTTAATAAATCATTTGGCGGGCAATTGTAAGCTTTAGCTAACTGTATTAAGGTATCTGCTGATGGTCTTATTGGAGCTTTAGTTTTTCTATTTAATCCGAGCTCTAAATCACGAATATACGTGTGACTAAGACCGCTTTTTTCTGCAGCATCCCTTAAACTTAATTTACCCCTTAATTCTTCGAGGAATTGCCCCAGTTCATTACCCATTTAATACCTCTCCCATTAATGTAGGTTCTATATAACATATTGTAAATTATAGTTTACGAAAAAAATATTAATTTAATGTTGTTTTTACTTGACGGATTGTAAGTTCGATACTACAATATGATGTGTAAGGTTGATGCAACATAACGCGGAGGTGATAAGATGAAAAACAAATTGAATAACAATATAAGATACCTTCGAAGAAGTGAAGGCTTTGATTTGACACAAGAGCAGCTGGCAAAGGAATTAGGTGTATCTAGACAAACAATTAATGAACTTGAAAAAGGTAGACCACCATCTGCGGAATTACTATTAAAGGTATCTTCTTTTTTTAATAAAGACCCTAGGGATATTTTTTTTACAAGTGTCGTTGTATCAAACTTACAAAATAAAGAAGAAACACAAACAGCCTAATTTTACTTATCTTTCCCAATTTAATAAATAAGGAGGAATGTTCATGGAAATAAAAATCGATTATCGCAATCAAGACCGTGAATTAATCATTGATTGTTGTAAGTCAGCATTATGGCACTCAGTTGGTTATCTGAAAGCTGTTGCTGAAAATGATGGAAGTTATTATTCGGATAAAGAAGTCGAGATTGCAAAAAGTATTTTGAATATGATTCAGGATTGCCTTCAACCAGTGCTAGTTAAACCGGATGAATCTCCAAAAGTAAAAATCATTGTTGGGAAGTGATTTTATGGAATTTAAATTTGAAGAGTTGGATTTGGAAGGAGCTCTTAGGGAAGTAGAAATCGAATATAGCCGTTTTCATGAAAGATATGTCTATTTAAACGAATTAATGCGCCCAATGTATGCAGAATTAGATAGATTTATTGCTGATCCTGTTTTTAAGTTTTTAGATATTGAAAACAACAAGATGTTTTATCAATACATGAAATTTTCTGATGTTCAAAGTGGCATAAGAAAACTAATCCGTGCTGGACGAAAAATAGGAAGGATATCAGAAATAACGGACAATCGGGCCAACATACAATAAAGCAAGGAGGCGATTGCCGTGATAAAGGTACCAGCTGACAAATTAGCAGCAGCTGTCGATAAGTGGTTAAAGCCTGGTGTGTTACGTCATGTTGCTAAGCAATCTAAGCTAGATAGAGAAGAAAAGAAAAGTTCATAAGGTATTCGACAAAGAGGTGAATAACCTCACTTTTTTTAGACTTGATGGCGAAAAATGTTGTCGATATTAGTAGATTGCCGGTGAAGTGTTACGAAATACCTAGTTTGGTAGGTTATTAAGTTGTAAATGTTGTCGAAAGAAGGGGAATGTATGAATCAAATTTCAAAAGTTTTTCAATTCGGTGCAAACCAAGTAAGAACAATTCTATTAAACAACGAACCTTGGTTTGTTGCAAAAGATGTTTGTGAGGTTTTGGAAATAAAAAATCCCACTGATGCATTAAAAAGATTAGATGAAGATGAACGGTCTAGGTTCAATCTAGGTCGTCAGGGTGAAACAAATATTGTAAATGAAGCAGGGTTATATTCATTAATTCTCGGAAGTAAGAAACCCGAAGCAAAACAATTCAAGCGGTGGGTCACACATGAGGTATTACCAACAATCCGTAAACATGGTGCATACATGACGGATGATGTTTTAGAAAAAACGCTCAACGATCCAGATTACATAATTGGTGTCATCACAGCATTGAAGGATGAAAAGCAAAAACGGATTGTAGCTGAGCAACAGATTCAGATGGATAAACCAAAAGTGATATTCGCTGATGCTGTTAGCGCGTCAAAAACATCCATCTTAATTGGGGAACTAGCAAAAATACTTAAACAAAATGGTTACCCCACAGGTCAAAACCGCTTGTATGAAGAGTTAAGGGAAAAGGGATACCTCATTAGACGAAAAGGAACAGATTATAACAGCCCTTCTCAACGGGCGATGGAACTAGGCTTGTTCGAAGTTAAAGAAACTGCAGTTACTCATTCAGATGGTCATGTGACGGTATCAAAGACTACCAAGGTAACCGGTAGAGGGCAACAGTATTTCATTAATAAATTCCTAAAAGGGGTTAGCTATAAATGTTCTAGTAGCCTGATGAGGGGAGGTCAGCCTTATGAAATTCAGTAAAGAACTTATAGATTATGTAGCAGATGGAGACCTACAAACAAAGCTTGTTTCCGTTGATTATTCTACTAGCTTACGGGAAGTTGTCACGATAGGTTACATGATTGAGAATCCACAAGATTAATAACCCTTTACTTTTGAAGGAGGTGAGACAGATGAAAATCAAACCAAAACAGTGGCTATCAATGACAGTACAGGAACGTCTAATAGCAATCTATGCAGCATCAAAACGCAAATAGGAGGAAACTTCATGCTTGGAAAAGTGACGGTATGGTATATGTCCGAAGAAGAGAGGTTGGCTTATATTGCTAAGCACCCAATCGTTCCTACTAAGATGCCAACGGAAGCCGTTTTTGCAAACTTAACTGATTCTAATTTTAATCAGCCTAAAAAGAATAGAGGTGAGAATAGTGCCAGTAGAAAATCCAATGGTCAATGACTTGCTTTGGACACATAAGGAGCAAGAGCCAAAGGTATTGGGTGATTGTGTTGGATGCCAGGAAGACATCACTGAGGGTGAAGAAGTGTATGAATTTCAGGATGTTCACGGCGAAACCGTTTGGGTTCATCAAAATGGTAGTTGTTGTATGAGTTATGTTGGAGAAATGGCGGTTTGTAAAACTGCAGGTGAATAAGGAGGGACTTACATGTCAATAAATTTTATATCTCTTAAACTACAAAACTTTAAAAATCACCAGGATCTCACTGTTAACTTTGGCGAGATGACAGAGATCACTGGTGACAATGGGAAAGGTAAGAGCTCGATTGGTGAAGCTGTTACATGGTTATTGTACTCGAATGACACGTTGGGAAGCAAGATGGACCCAACTCCATTAACTTATGTAGGTGATGAAACCTTAGTACAACTTCTATTAGAGGTTAATGGAAAATCTGTCCTTCTAGGTCGTGGACAAAAGAAAGGCAAAGCCGAGTTCTACATAAATGGGGTTCCATCCAAGGCTACCGAATTCAACGATTTAGTATCTCAGTTATTCGATAAAGATCTGTTTTTCTCCTTATTCAATCCAGACTATTTTTTTACTTTGAAATGGGATAAACAACGGTCCATGTTGCTGCAGTATGTAACGGCTCCAGCAAATAAAGAGATACTGAAGCATTTACCTGAGCTACAAGCTGACAAGCTAGGAACGTTACTTAAAAAGCACTCTTTAGATGACTTCGAGAAAATTCATAAGGATAACAAGAACAAAAAGGATAAAGAATATATTGCCGCGCAGAGCCGAACAAAAACACTTCAGGAACAGTTAAATAACTTATCGAGTGTTAATGTACCTGCAGATTCTTTAAAGGCTGAAATCGCCCAATTTGATAAGCAAATCAAGGAGATAAATAGTGTTATAGATTCAGCAAGTGATAGAAATCAAGAATATAACAATACTCAATCTAGATTACGAGTGTTACAGGACCAAATTGAAAAGTCCAAAGTACGTTGGCCAGCACTTAAGAACGAGGCCATTGAAGATACCTGCAGAACTTGCAAACGTCCTCTGGATGACAATTCAGTTGAAGCAGTTAAAGCCGATAAAGTAAACCGAATTGAACAGTATAAAGAAAATCATAACGAACTGATTAAGCAGCGTGATGAAGTAAAAGCACAACTTCAAGAAATGGAATATGTCGATGTTTCTGAACAGATTGAAAATGTCCGTAAACTGACTGATCAGCGACAAGAACTACTAATTGCTTACTCTAGCATTTCAACTTATGGGAAGCTTCAGGACGAAATTGATGCTGCTAAACAAGCTGAAAATGAGGTCCTAAAATCTTTAAATGATTCCATCTTTGTCCTGGATAGTGTGAAAGTATTCCGCGCAAAAGAGGCAGAATTACAGGCTGAAAAAGTACAAGCCCTATTCACCACTTTATCTATCAGGCTATTTAAACAAAACAAAGGTGATGGTGAATTTAAGCCAGATTTCGAGGTCCAGATGGACGGAAAAGATTATAGCAAGCTTTCTCTTTCAGAAGGGATCCGTGCAGGTTTGGAATTGCGTGAAGTTCTATCTCAGCAAAGTGGTGTGATTGTTCCGAGTTTTATCGATAATGCTGAATCGATTACAAGCTATAAAAAGCCAACAGGACAACTAATAACAAGTAGGGTTGTAGCTGGTGAGGAACTAAGGATTGAGGTGAAAGCTTCGTGAAAAGCGGTAAAAAGCCAACCAAAAACCAGTCTAAATTCATTCAATCGCAAGGATTAGATCCTAAGGATTGGTTGATTGTTAAAAATGAAACTCACCAAATGGTTTTAATCCATCGTGTTACTGGTGACACAAAATATTTATTGGCTTAATAGCCCGGGAGGAATAAAAATGTCTAAAAATCAAATTAGCAATTTAGCTTTAACACCTGAAATTAACGAAGCATTCTCACCAGCTGTATTAGAAGTTATTCGTACTTCAATTGCACCAACAGCTACTGATACTGAATTTCTGTTATTCGTACACAAAGCAGCTTCATATGGTTTAGATCCTTTCAAAAATGAAATATTTTTTATTAAATATGGTCAACAAGCCCGAATCCAATTTGCTGCTGAAGCTTATCTTTCGAAAGCTCGTGAACAAGAAGGCTTTCAAGCACCAGATACTCAAATGGTTCATGAAAATGATGAATTTAAAATGGCAAGGAATCCTGAAACAAAAGAACTTGAAGTCATAACACACGAAATTGGATTCCCTCGAGGGAAAATTATTGGAGCCTATAGTGTTGCTTACCGTGAAGGCTATCGTCCAGTGACCGTGGTAATGGATGTTGAAGAAATCGCTCATATGTTCACTGGCCAAAACAAAGATAACTGGAATAAATGGACTGCTGATATGTTCGGCAAGCATGTTCAACAACGTGCCTTAAAAAAGCAATATGGCCTTGAATTTGAAGACGAAACTATAATTTCTGGTGAACCGGACAACGGTATTCCAGAATACAAACCACATCAAAGAAGAGATATTACTCCTAACCAGGAAATTATCGATGCACCTATCCAACCTAAACCAGAACAAAGTGAAGAGGAAAAGCAGGTTAAAAAACTTCGGTCAGATATCACAAAAAAACTTAAACAAATAGGAATTGAAGGCAAAGAGGCAACAGCAGCTTATATCGCTCGAAATGCTCCACAAATGGGAGATAAACCAACACTTGCTCAATTAACAGGTCTCTTAAACATTATTGAAATGCACATCTATATGAACGAAGCCCAGGCTTCCTCAGACGATTCTCTAGAGTAGGTGAGTAGTTTGAAAAATGCCTATGAAATCCGCGGGAGTGTTACCGCAATTTTTATGACGCATAAAGGGAAAACCTTAGAAACAATTATCGATACAGCGGTTTTAGACAATATTAAAGCATTTCCAAATACTTGGTTTTTAAGCGATACAGGATATGCAAGAACGTGTATTAAAAAAGGCAAACCATACATCAGGTTGCACCGAGTAATTATGGATGCTCCTAATGGATTGGACGTTGATCATATTAATGGTGACAAGTTAGATAACTGCAAATCTAATCTGAGGTTGTTGACACGTGGCCAAAACAATCAAAATCAAGTAATAACAAGGAAGCATACGAAAAGTAATCTGCGGGGTATTGCTTGGTTTAGTCGGGATTCTAGATGGAGAGCATATGTGAATTTTAAAGGAAAACAACTTCATTTTGGTTATTTTGATACAAAAGAGGAAGCATCTTTAGCGGCTTCTAAAGCAAGAAAGAAATACCTACCCTTTTCTAATGAGAACTTAGGTGGTGAACCCTATGGAAGTTAAGATACTGGCTAGTGGATCTGGCGGCAATTTAATTGCCGTCCAGTCATCTGAAACTACCATTCTAGTGGATTGTGGAATAGCTAAGACAAAAATAGAGAAGCGATTACTGGATGTTGGAATTCGTCCGGATTCTATATTTGCGATTTTAGTGACTCATGCGCATTCAGACCATATTAAAGGAATTTCCCTGGCCAACAAATATAAAATACCAGTCTATGCAGCTGAAGGTGAATGGAAGTCCATACAAGGTGTAGATGGTGAATTAAAAAGACCTTTCAAATCAGGTCACGACATTTTACTCGAGTACTTTTTCATTGAATCCTTTAAGACACACCATGATGCTTATGATTCGGTTGGCTACGTCATTTCGGACAATAACGGATATAAATGTTCCGTTTGCCTAGACACGGGTCATGTTGATTCAGAGATGATCACTACCATGGAATACTCAAATATTTATGTTATTGAAGCAAATCACGAGCCCAACATGGTTGAGGTTTCGAACTATCCAGACAGTGTAAAAGCTAGGGTGCTTTCCCACGTAGGGCATTTATCAAACGAACAGACCGCAGGAGCCCTTTCTAGGCTCATTACAGGCACGGGAGAGCAAATATACCTTACACACTTATCGAGCTCAAATAACATGCCTGCGCTTGCTGAAATGACGGTTAAAAGAGCACTAGCTAAGAAAGGTTTTAAAGCTGGAATAGATTACAAGATTGAGGTGGTTTAACTATATGAGAATAAAACTTTTAGGAAATGTTGACCGAATTGGCAAAGGCACCATTATTCCAGTCAGAAAATTAAAAGATACTGAAGAGAGAGTATCTTATCAAGCAATCGAAGATCCACATAAGGGGACAATTTTAGTTGGTAATCCTTTGTTATTTATTGAGCTTGAAGATAAAAAAACATTCACGGAAAAAGAAGTCCAAGCAATCGAACAAGTCCATCTTGCTAAACTTGAAAAATTATCTGGAGAAAAGGATAGAGCGATTGAACTAGTTACAAATATGTCCAAGCAACTGGTTAAGAAAAATGCAGAAATCGAAAAACTTGAATTCTACGTATCGGCCTTAAGCATTGGTTTATCTGCTTCCAGTGAAGCTATTCAAATTTTAAGAGGAAAAGAGAAAGTCTAAAGAATGGATGATAACTCATGGCAAACCCACAAATTGAAAAAGGTCATACACGGATTGCCAACGAGATCATCGAGCAAATTTCTAAGACGGATCTCAACGGCACACAAATGCGAATAATCATGGTGATATGGCGCTATACATATGGATTCAGCCGGAAGGAATACGAAATGGCTCTAACCTACTTAGCAGAAGCCATTAACAGCACAAAAAGCCATGTTGTTAAAGAGCTTACAACTTTAATAGACCGCAAGATTGTTAGTGTTGTTGGGATTGGTCCCAGGAGGGGAAGGATATTGAGTTTTAATAAAAATTACGACGAATGGCAAGGACGTGCTACAGAGGTTTCTGGTACTAAAAAAGAAGTGCATAAAGAAATAAAGGAAACTAGAAGTCGTAAACAAAAAACGTATGCCGAGGACAGCACTTATTTTAAAATGGCCAATTATTTTCATGAGAATGTATCAGCTGTTGCAAAAGAGGCTGGTGTTGAACATTTGGTTAAAAAAGCTAATCTTCAATCCTGGGCGGATGATTTCAGGAAGCTCCTTGAAATTGATGAAGTGGACAAGAGATTGGCTAAAGAAGTAATGGATTGGGTTACGACTGATTCTTTCTGGAAGACTAATGTTCTTTCTGCTAAAAAGTTTCGTGAAAAATTTAGTGATCTAGCTATTAAAATGAAGGCTTCTCAAAAGCCTAAGCAACCAGTAACAAAAAAACAAGCAGATCCACGGGTTAAAGATATTGAGTTTCAAAAATTCCTAGCAGATGGAGGCAATCCGGATGATTTCGATTGGGGAAGCTGAGACAGCTGTAGAAGCTGAACAATCTGTACTTGGAGCAGTGTTTCTTGATTCAGGTGTTTTGGATGAATTTACTTTTCTAGAAGAAAGAGATTTTTATATTCCTAAACATCAAGAAATTTACAAGGTTATGAGATGGCTAGAAGAAAAAGGAAAGCCAATTGATATTATCACTGTAACAGAAACCTATATGAAAGGCGGGCGTATGGATGAAGGGGGAGTTTCCTACTTCTCACAACTAGCAGCTTCATGTCCAAGCGCAGCCAATGCAAAATATTATGCAGAAATCATTCGGTCAAAAGCCTTTGAACGTAGAACTAAAAATATGGTTGAAATTATTAAAGGAATGTCCCGTGATGATTATGAATCGGATGAAGAGTATTTTTCATACATTGAAGCACTCGTGACAGAAATTCGACCAGAGGGTAACTCTAAAATGCTTAGTTTTTCAGAGACAAAGGATGAATACTACCTACACCTTAAAACACCAGCAGAGTACATTACAACAGGTTTCTCAGAGTTTGATAAATGGGCTCAAGGTTTATGGAGAGGTTGGCTTTTTATAAGTGCTGGACGTCCTTCAGTAGGTAAAACTGCAATTGCCTTACAAAGGATATTTGGAGTAGCTCAACAAAAGCAAGGTGTTGTGTTGGTGTGGAGCCAAGAGATGAAAAGGAATTCATTAAAGGATCGTATGTTGTCAGCTGTAACTGGAATTCCTTTTCAAAAAATCAAAATGAAAAAACTAGATACAGCAGAACAAGCTTTGCTTGATAGAGCTTATGACAACTTTGAATATTTACCAATCTTTATGCAAGATAGCTCAGGCGTAACCATCGATGAAATAAGAGCAACGGCAAAGCAGTTTAAAAAGAAATACGGCAAGGTTGCCATGATTGTAGTGGATTACCTTCAGATTATGAGTATTCCTCAAACTAAAGGAGATACTAGAGCACTTGCTATTGGGCGTGTAACTGGACAAGCGAAACAAATCGCAATGGATATGAACTGCTGCTTCATGATGTTATCACAAATGACGAGGGATTCAGAAAAAAGAGGACGTCCGCAACTCTCTGATCTAAAAGAATCAAGCTCCATTGAACAAGATGCAGATGTGGTTGAATTCCTATGGAGTGAGGGCGAAACAACTTCACAAGGTAAGATTGTCAATCAAACCTTCGCTAAAGGAAGAGATATTGGGGTAAATGAATTCAAGTTACTTTTCCTGAACTGGAAGCAGAAATTCCAAGAGATACCGAAGGAAGTGAAACAACAATGAAATTAGTCAGTTGCAGTATATGTTTTAAAAATTTCCCTTTGAAAAAAACAACTGTCAGTGAACATAAACGTGTTTGCCACACTTGTAATAGCGGCATTAAAAAGAAATCTGTGTCTTTTTAGTCTCAAATGATGAATGTGTTGTAATTCAACAATGTAGGGAAGGGATTCCCAATATAAGAATCATTATATTAGGTAAAAAGCAAAAGTAAACAACTTTTTTATACAAAAGACCACTAAAAATAAATGGAAATTCAAAGGTAATACATTTTTCTTCCATGAAAATTGATGTTTTTCACAAAATATTACATTCAATTCCCAACATAATGATTCTTATAGTGTTATTAAATTCTGAAGAAACTGAGGATTAATATCTATGTAATTCTTTAAAGCTACAAATCAACAACTCTATGAAATCGCTACTAATGAAAACAATAGAATGGCAGAACGTTATGCAGCTGCAGATGAATTGCAAAGGAGGAGAAATGATGCGCTTTGTCGGAATTGATCCATCTACAAAAACAGGATTCGTTGCACTGGACGAGAGTGGGAATGTTGTTCGTGCCAAAGAGCTCACTGGTATAGGAGATGTAGATCCAAAAAGAATGATTACCTTAATTGACGAAGTAATCGCTCATGTTAGACCTGGAGACGTTATTTGCATTGAAGGCTTCCCATATGACACACAACGAGCGATGTTTGCTGGTGGACTGCACCACGGCATTAGAAATGAGCTTTTCAAACGTAAGCTTAAATATTACGAAGTAGCTCCAAATGCCGTAAAAAAATTCGTGAATGTTTCAGGCTGGACAGGAGAAAAAGGGAGCAAGAAGCGCCTAACAGGACCACAAAAGAAAGTAGCGGTTATGAAGGCAGTAAATGAACATTATGGATTTTTGCACAAAAGTGACAACGTGGTTGATGCTTACATATTAGCCAAGATTGCTCTTGATTTAACTTTTACCTTAAACGGAGAATTTGGATTGCTAACGTCTTATCAAAATGAAGTTATTCAAACCATTATTAATCCAGAACCAAAAAAACCTAAAAAGGAGAAGGTCAAACAATGATCATATTCTTATCAATACTACTAATTATCGCTGTGCTATTTATCTATTACTCTGGAAAGCTATTTGACCAAAAGATTCAACAGTTAGATATGAAGTACGACTTGCAAACATCAGTTATTAACGATTTAGACCAGGCGCAATTACGGTTTCAGCAACTAAGTAACAAAATAGATGGTGAATTGGAGTTTTGGAAAAAACGTAGGACCATGCTTCCTAAAGTTCCAAAGAATACTCGTAAAAAGAAGAATCGTGGAAATAGACGATAAGGGACAATGAAGGGAGAGAAAATACATGCAAGTAACAGTAAAAGCACATTTCAACAAGCAAACAAAGGATAGCAAAAAAGAGCTAGTTCAGTTTTATGTCAAAGGTGAGGACGAGAAGAAACAAGAGCTCAATCAAATGACCCGTGAGGTGGTCGAGCTGCAAATTGAAGGTGTTGACCAAAAACTAACTTGTGAGTTTAGTAAGACCACAAAGGACGGTAAAAAGACAACATTGGAGTTCATTGTTAAAGGTGACACTTCTTCAGAACAGTCCTTTAACTTTTATAAAAAAGCCGGCTCAGATGTAACTTTGAATATTGAAGAATCTCAAATGAGTATTGATGAGTTTTATGAAGAACCTCATGAAGGGGTTAAATACAATGTTGGTAAAGATGGTACCGTAGAGGTAAACAAGGATCAACTAACTATTGATGATGTCGAGGATGAACCTATCGATCCATTTTCCAATCATGATTCACTTGATGACGAGCTAGATGATGATGATCCATTTTAATTAATAAAAAACACCCAAGAGCGAATGTCCTCGATGACGCTCTTGGGTAATTATAGGAGTTGAGAACTTTGTTTATAGTAAAGGTCTCAACGTGACTATATCATTTACCTAATTAATGTAAACTGACTTCACAGAATGTACAAAATAAAGTCGTTTTAGTTTAATTTCAATCACCTTTATTTTTTAGAAAATAATAGTGCCAACGAGTAATTAAACAAGCAAATAAAAAATAAATAGGGGTCCACCAAAGTTTCCAGCCCTTATACACTACGTAGCCACAAATGCTTGATAAAAATTCATATAACGTAGAGAAAATTACCCAAAACATAAGATAATATATAAACTTTTTATTACTTTTGGGCATGTAGTTTATGTAAAGAATTCCAAATGTGGCTGGTAAAGTCACCTGTACAAATAAATCAAAAAATTGAGGTCCGGGATCAATTAAATCGTATAGATCAATTATATCGCCAATTAAAAGATCAGCAAATAGAACATTAAGGGTAACGAAAACCCATGTCATATAAATTTCTTGTTTAGTTAGTTTAATGGGTACCAACAGAATAATTAGAATGTTAATAGCCAATGAGGCTAGTGTAAAAATGTAGACCATCGTTAGTCTCCTAGTTATGACGACATTTATCTATTATTTGGAAAAACTAAGTGAATTTATACCTATTTGACAAGTAGTTTGTTGCTCATTAAGAAAATAATTTACACAGATTTGGAGGTTTCGATCATGTTAGGAAAAGTGCATGAATGGAAGATGACGGAAGAGGAACGGCTAGCTCATATCGAAAAGTATCCGATTAAACCAAAGAATAAACCAAAAGAAAAATAGGAAACTTTTGCTAATATTTATGATATGACAAGTAAAGAAAAGAAATAAAAAAAGATAGGATTTCTCCAAAAGGGGTGTCTAGATGAGTTTTGAATTACCTGAATTAGATAGAAAGGCTACCCAAGCCAAAGTGGAGGAGCACCTAGAGAAATATCGCTTGTTTAAGTACCTAACTTTCGAAGAGAGAGAAGCCTCAATCACTTCCTCCAGTACACCTAGATTTCACGGATCTACTAATCAAACAAGTGATCAAACAGCTTCCATTGCTTTATACAATGTTGATGAGCAAGAGAAAAGGAAGCAGTTATGTGAACGGATAGAACGAGCTGTGAGTAGACTTCCCAAGATGGAGAGGTTTCTTATTGAAGAAAGATATATGAGTGAAGACGCAGATTATTTAACAGATTACAACGTTTATTGCTTTAAATTTCAACCACCTATAAGTTCTATGACATACGCTAAGATTCGATGGAAAGCATTTTACCGACTTGCCTTAAATTTAAATATTGCTGTTGCTAAAGAAACTGAAAAAGCCACTTTATTTTAAGTGGCTTTTATTAATCAATAATAAAATTTTTTAAGATTATTTTTTCCCTTTTAATTTTATAATCATCGTCCGCAATATTTTTTAGGATTAACTCTCTTTTTAATGTTTTTGTTTTTAAATCTACAGGAGATAAAATGAAATTTTCTTTATAGTTTTCTAAAAGAATATAATTTTGATTTTTTACTTGAATTACTACATGATGAGTATTGAGTGCTGGCGCAATATATCCTAATGAAAATGAAAAAATAATAAAGAATAAAATACCAGTTATTAAAGTATTTGTGTAATTCTCCTTTTTATAAAACCTAATCATAAAGATAATAAACACTAGAAATATCATAACTAGAATAAATATCAAATATGTGATATTGCCAAAATACTTTATATATAATCCATAGATGAATCCACATATATATATTAAAACAACGAGTGTTGCTATATCACGTACTAAAGACCATTTTGAAGATTTTTTTTTCACATCTTCCTCGAGATCATTAGTTTTATTAGATTTAATTTTAAAAAACAAATGATATATAAAAAAGAAAATTATTAAGAGCATAGGAAATAAGGTTAAGATACCAGAAGTTAAAGAATTCAAATCTAACTCAATTAAGGAAGTAGGTATTCCATAATAGTTATATTTTCCGAGTTCCAAAGTATAAACTAGCCCGTAACAAAGAGCTGTAATTGGCGCTAAGAATAATGCTATATCATTTTTTTCGAATTTTTTTTTATTTTTCTTAGCTTGTTCTCTATTCATTTTTAGTTCTCCTATTATTGTTGCATTTATTTAGTAAGGGTACTATTTTACTATTATGAATTAATAATAAAATAATTTGAAGATAATTGTAAAAATTTATTAAAAAAATTGAAAATATTTGTGTGATATTTGTTTTTTAACCTGATAAATTAATAACATGAGGAATTGATTAAAGGGGTCCCTTTTAAGGACAAACCTGAATCAGTTCCATTTTATTTGTCATATTTTGACGAACGATTGCTGTTTGCCAAATCACTTTACCTCGGTAAGATTAACGGGGAAGGGAGGTGTTAGCAAATGGGATACAGGTATGATATGCAAAATAAAAGCGCACAAGCTCAAGCAATAGTAAGGCAAAGAGAAAAGGCAGACGAATTAGCAAAAAAACATAAAACAGAAGAAATTAAATGTAACCCAAGTACTAGAAATGGAGATTATGAAAGTGTTATGTTCACAAAAGGGACTAGTAACATTTTAGAATTAAGAATTTCTGGTACCGCTATCGTAACTGAAAATACTAAATTGAGTGAGGTAGACATTCATAAATGGTTATGTAGTGTGGGATCATCTTTTGTAGACCAGGTTAAATCATATGAGACAATCCTTATAACATCTAATGATGTACAGGATCAAAAACTTGTTACTAGCTGGAAAAAACTAAATCGTGTAAATTTAGAATCCGAATAATGATAAAAAGGTGAGGTGGAAAAAGTGGAAGACGAAAAAATGTATGACATTGAAGCTGTCATAGAAAATGGTACATACGGTAGTGAGGTTACATTAGATATTTTACAGTTAATGATGCAGGCAGATGTGGTTACAATTAGAGGTACTACTTTAACGGTACATGAGGTAGAAGTAACTGATCAAGGGGTCATTAGATTTCATGGGAATAGTACGGATCTATAATGTAGGAGCATCCTTTCAAGGGTGCTTTTTATTTTGAAAAAGGAATTACTCTATTTTTGTCGAATGATAAAAAAAACAGAATATAGAGAGGTAGAATATGAATATTGATTTTTCGCCATTGAAAGACCTAATGAATCAAATGGCATTTGAGCTTGCTATTATTTTATTTATCCCGTTAATTGCAGGACTTATTTTTAAATGGATATTAAGGGCAATTAAAATTCCTAACATCCTTGCTAATTATGGAGCGATTTTAGTTCTTCTGTTCGTATTTTATCAAACAATTATTATTGTATTGGATTAAAAAGCATCCTTTTGAGGGTGCTTTTTATTTTGCGGTGGCGGAACAGGTAGACGCAGAGTGTTGCGGATTCTATGGGAATCGGCTCGAATGAAGTTGGTGTAGCGACTGTTCATGTAAGGTGCAAATCCTTACCCGCAAATACCTAATAATTTTACAAACGTACGTTTGGTACTACAATTGGTGTACCATAAACATAGTACTACAATTGGTGTACGATATAGTACTACAATTGGTGTACGATATAGTACTACAGTTGGTGTACGATATAGTACTACAGTTGGTGTACGATAAACATTTTCCCTTCATTATATGCAAAAGTCCTAAAGAAAAGATTAAAGAAAAGATTAAAGAAAAATATAAAGAAATACTTGCAACATACATTGCAAGGGAAGTGATTTTATCTAATTTATTGTTTACTCTTTTAAGTTAAACAAAATTTAGTTTAATTTAATTATTTTTAAACTGGTTTAAAATGAACGCCAAAAGCATACATTTTATTATAGATTAAAAGAGCAGATGTGCGAGATCTACTCTTCTAATCCTTCACTTAACTTTTTACAACAAAAACAACCACACTAATGCATCTCGAAGCAAGTGCAACCAAAATGATAATCGCTTCAAAAGGTGACATCATATTAATTCTCCTTTCTTTAGTATGTTTGATTTATATGCTACTGGAAGGAGAATAATATCTTTTTGATTTTTTCGGACAAGCAATTATTTTCATACACAAGCATTCACATTTGTGAGTGCTTTTTATTTTGCCTAAGAAGGTGATGACTTGAAATTAGCAGATCATTTATCAAAAAAACAGAAGAGGCAACTAGAAGAGATGTCACCAAAGAAAGAAGTACTAAGTCAAAGAGATTTGGATGAATTGATGGGGAAGAATCGTGATACCTACAAAAGAGTAAACGGAGCTGTAAGGAGGAAAGGATGAGGGAAAATGACTAACTTCTACCAATCCAAACTGTATGACAAATATAAACGTAATAAAGTAGCAAAGAAGTTCTATAACAGTGCAGCTTGGAAGAAGTGTAGAGGGTTGATACTTTTACGTGATAACTACCTTTGCCAAGAATGCTTAAGTGAAGGACAAGTCATCTCAGCAGATATGGTCCATCATATTAAATCATTTGATGATCATCCTGAATTCGCGCTTGATATGGATAACCTTATCAGCATTTGTCATCCTTGCCATAACAAAGAGCATCCTGAAAAGGGTAGTGGAAAAATAAAGAAACAACGGCGCTTCAACGTGGTAAAGGTGAAGGCGAACAGGGACTTGGTGTAGGATAGCCCCCCTACCCCTAAAATGGGAACTTATTTTCCACCCAGACCGGCTGGGCCCATCGCTGGCACCGCGATTAAAATTTTCATGAAAGGGGGGTAAATCCATGGCGGTTCCAACAGCCAAAAAAATCAGAGAGTATATTGGTGATTCATACAAAGAATCGGATGAGGAATTAATTAAGTTATATCTGGAGACACATCAATTCTACAGGCGTTTGCAAACTGAAGTGAAAAAATCAAAACTAATGTATGAGTACACCAATAAGGCAGGGGCAACTAATTTGGTGAAAAACCCCCTTTCCATTGAGTTAACAAAGACAGTTCAAACTTTAAATAATCTACTTAAATCCCTGGGACTTACGCCCGCCCAAAGAAAGAAAATAAAAGATGGAAGTGGATCACTTGTCGATGATGACGATTTCGACGACTTCTAAGCCATCTGAAATAGCAAAGTGGTATCAAATTTGGCGTAAAGAACAAGTTAAGCAATTCTATATTCTTGAAAGACCTTCCCCAAAACCAAGAACAACTTGGTATGCTGAACAAGTAGTCAAAGGGAATATTAAGGCTAGTAAAAAAAATATCCAATCATGCCAAAGGCATTTGGATGATATAAAAAGGCAAGGGACTGAAGACTTCCCTTGGATTTTTGACGAGGAAAAAGCACATCGTCCCATAAAATTCATTGAAACATACTGCAAACCTTCTAAAGGGGATTACAATAGTTTAGTTCTCCAACCGTGGCAACACTTTGTTATTGGTTCTTTATATGGGTGGATTCATAAAGATACAGGTTATAGGCGCTTTCGTGAGGGCCTTATTTTTATAGGTCGTAAAAACGGAAAAACCACTATGATTTCAGGGTTGTCCAACTTTGCTGTATCTAAAGACAATGAACCAGGAGCCCGTGTCTACGTCCTAGCAAATACCAAGCAACAAGCTGGCGAACTCTTTGATGAAAGTAGAGCGATGGTACAGAAATCACCGCAGCTACGTAAGCGCCTAAGAGAAAACCAAAAAGGCATTTTCTATGATAAGACCCAATCTAGAATTGAGCCCCGTGCATCAGACAGTAAAAAACTAGATGGATTGAATACTCATCTAGGTGTTTTTGATGAAATTCACGAGTTTAAGAATTTCAAATTGATAAACGTTATAAAGAAGTCTCGTGGTTCTAGAAAACAGCCTTTGATACTGTATATCACAACTGCAGGATATCAATTAGAAGGTCCATTAGTACAAAACTATGAAGTAGCTACTGATGTATTAGATGGTGTAATTAACCAAGATAGAAAATTTTATTTCATGGCTGAGTTAGACAACGTAGACGAAATTGAAAAACCGGAATTGTGGATTAAAGCCAATCCTAATATGGGAGTATCCTTAGATTTACCTTCCCTTATCGATGACTGGAACAATGATAAGGTTATTCCTGAAGAAAAAAATGACTGGATTACTAAACAGTTTAATATTTTCGTAGATAACGATGAAATGTCTTTTGTCGGAATTGAGATATTAAAAAGAAATGAAAATGTTATGGAGTTTGAAGCTCTAAATGGTCGCGATTGTGTGGGGGGTTATGATTTATCATCCACTGAAGATTTTACTAGTGCTTGTTTAGAATTTCCTGTAGATGATGGAAGTGTTTTTATACTTTCTCACAGTTGGGTACCACAAGCAAAAGTAGATAAAGACAACGAAGGAATAAACTATAAAGATTTTGAAGAAAAAGGATGGTTAACGATTATTCCTGGGGAGTATGTGAAATACGAGTATGTATATGATTGGTTTATAGATCAATCTAAACTCTATTTTATTAAGAAAATAGCTTATGATCCTGCCAATGCTTATCGATTAAATGAGGACCTAAAGACCTATGGCTTTGATACAGTGCCAGTTCGACAAGGTCATTTATCACTTAGTCCTGCTCTTAAAGATATTAGGCAGCTGTTACTCGACGGGAAAGTTATCAATAATAAAAATCGACTTTTCCGATGGTATATGAATAATGTAAAACTAATTGAAGATAGAAACGGTAATTTCTTACCTTCTAAACAAAGTAAATACAGGAAAATAGATGGATTTGCGGCTTTCCTGAATGCTCATACAGAGGTAATTCCTATGTTATCTCAACCAAAAGGTGATGGTAATATTGAATTTATTTCTGTTAGAGATTTGTTTAATTAATAGCTCTATAAAGAATGTTGTTGATTTTCTTAAGCGACTAACGGGCAGTTATATATAGTATTAATTTCTACCGTATTCAACGTAAGTAATGATACAAAAATGACCGAATTTCTATCTTTGCTAACACATTATATAGAGGTATTTTTTATAGTATTCAAGGTATTCAAAGATATGGAAATAGATATGTCTAATAGGGGAAAGATACGACCTTGAAGTTTAGTGTGGAAGTGTACTCCTTCCAGACTAAACTTCAAGGCTAGTAAGCGAAAGCGCGGTAGGGATGAAAGACAGACTATTTGCCTGTTGAAGAGACTGCTTTATCACAGGATCTATTGTTACCCAAAGAGGGCTTAATTCAAGTCCTTAAATCCCGTACCTATGAATACATGTAAACAACGATAAAAGGTGCATTCCTTCAACATTTTTTAAGTTGATACTATATATATCTGACCGTTAGTGAAAGAAGGACTGTAGTTTATTGTGTGGATGGAAAGGGACATGTTCAAGGAGGAAAAGTTCCTAACACCTAAGATACACATTCATTAGGCCTTAATATTCATGGAATGAAGAGATCCCCCCATAGTGTATGGTTACCTTCAATAAATATGAATAATTAATTATTAGTGAGTAACAATAAGAAAAAGGGGGATTATTATGAATCAGCCAGACTTTTCTTTGAATCAAGGCTGGTGGTATCCAGCAATTCTTAGTGTAATTCTACTTTTAATTGTTTTTTTCATGTCTAAGAAACGAATAAACTGGAAAGAAATTTATATAACTTTTGGTGTAGTTGGTTATATCCTTTGGATGGTTGATATGACAATAGCAGTTCCATTTGACATTTTCGATATAGGAAATCCACAAAAGGAAGGATTACCCGAGCTTACCCTATTTGGAATCATACCCTCATGTTTATCAGTTATATATTTAAACTTATATAAACAAGATAAGAAATGGTTCTTGGTTATCTTCTTTGTCATTTTGTCACTAATACTTGAATGGCTAACAACTAAAGTGGGATTAATGAAAGGTTATAATCACTGGTATTCAACTCCCATTCACTTTGTTGCGTATGCTTTTTACTTACCATGGCATTTAAAGTTCATTAGAAAAGACCAAACGTAATCATGTTTTCTTGATAAACCATAAGTACACAAGAAATCTAAATAATATGGATAAACATTAATTTAAAATCTATTTTTAATTTTAGCCAATACTTCCACTTCGTAGAAATATCGGCCTTTTCATTCGGAAATTCTCTTAGCATATAATAAAATAAATGAATAATCCTTAAGGAACTAAAGGATAGCTTAAATGGCGTAAAAAAAGCGAAATCTTTAAGATTTCGCTTTTTCTTTCATAGAGGTAATAAAAAGAAATACCCACGATAGAAGTTGAGTTCCTATAACAGATGTCAGAATTCTTCTGTGTTCGGATGAGTTTTTCCTAACAAAGTGTAAAACGAAGGAAGCTGCAAAAGTACCTGAAATTAAATGCATTAGTACAATAAATTTCTTCATGAAATCACTGCCCTTTTTTCCAGACTGCGAAGTCTTGGATTAGTATTAGTATTAGTATTAGTATTAGTATTAGTATTAGTATTAGTGTTAGTATTTGCCTATTCAGTAATGATATCCATAGAAAAAGCTAACATATTTCAATGTTTTAGCAGAAGAAACAAGTGGTGAGTTAGCTATGAATGACGGTTGAATTTTGGATTTAAAATATTCACCCTCAATGAATTACCTTCCAAACTTGATGAAAGTGCAAAGATAATTATTGAAAAAATTTCTATTTAGCATTTGATTTTCGATTGCAATTCTTTGAACGAGGAATCGCCATTTTAGTTCCATTGTATCAAGCAGAATGTGAAAGAATGTGCCTAAACTAACGGATGATATAGTTGCAGAGTTACCAGAAAGAAGAACTCATTAATGGGTTCTTTTTCTTTTTATGAAATATCAACAGTATCGTTTAATAGAGCCAATAAATGAAGGTGGTGAGAAATTGAAATGGTATAGCCGATTAAAATATGCTGTCAAGGCAGCTGTTGCTGGATGGAGCGGAAACGGATTCGAATTTTCCAGTTGGGAAGGTCGAAGGTTTTGGGGCATTGATAATAGTAAATTAGCAACGAACGAAACGATATTCAGCGTGATTAGTAGATTGTCCAATACATTCTCCTCGCTACCAATCAAGTTGTATCAAAATTACGATATGAAAATGAATCAAGCAGCAGATGTGATTATAAACGAGCCAAATTCTAATATGACTAGCTTTGAAGCTTTCAATAAAATTGAGGTTTCAAGAAATGAGACAGGTAATGGGTATGCTGTTATTACAAGAGACATCCGGATGCAACCCGAGAAGTTTTTGCCGATTGATTCTAGTTATGTAACCCCTTTTCTAAACAATGATGACGGCGAATTGTGGTACAAGGTGACAGGGAATGACGGCACCTACTATTTCCACAACATGAACATTTTCCACGTTAAGCATATTTCTGGTACTAATAGATGGGCTGGGATAAATCCGATAAGTGTTTTAAAAAATACACTCGAGTACGATAAAGCCGTTCAAGAGTTTAGCCTTTCTGAAATGCAGAAGAAAGATAGTTTTATCTTGGAGTATGGGGCGAACGTTGATAAGGAAAAGCGACAACGAATTATCGACGATTTTAAAAGATTTTATCAAGAAAACGGTGGTATTTTGTTTCAGGAACCAGGTGTAAAGGTGACGGATCTCGACAGAAAATACTTTGCATCTGACACATTGGCATCCGAAAAGATAACTCGTTCACGAGTGGCCAATGTGTACAATGTTCCTGTTTCTTTTTTAAACGATTCAGAAGGTACGGGGTTTTCTAGCAATGAGCAGATGATGATCCAATTCGTTCAGATGTCATTAACACCTACCGTAAGGCAATATGAACAAGAATTAAACCGGAAGTTCCTTAATCCACATGAAAGAAAAGCAGGATACTACTTTAAATTCAGCCTAGGTGGTCTTCTAAGAGGTGATACTGCTGCTAGAACGCAATTCTATCAAGTTATGCTTAGAAGCGCTGGAATGTCTCCTGATGAGGTTAGAAGATTAGAAGATTTGCCACCGAAAGGAGGTAAAGCGGAAGAACTCTGGATATCCGGTGATCTTTATCCAATTGATATGGATGTCTCGCTACGAAAGGGGGTGAAAGAGAATGGACAAAAAACTGAATAAATATTGGGAAATGAAAGCATCAGCGGATGAAAAGTCAGCTGATCTTTTTATTTATGGAGCAATTATTAGTGGTTATAAATGGAATGAAACAGATGTAACCATTACGGAGTTTCAGCAGGCATTGGATAGCTTGCCCAAAACAGTTAAGACCTTAAACATATATGTCAACTCTCCTGGCGGTTCTGTGTTTACTACCATCGCAATGATAAATCAGTTAAATAGGATTAAAAGTCGAATGACTATTAATGCTTATGTTGATGGTATCGCTGCAAGTGCAGCATCCTTTTTAATCATGGTTGCCGACAACATCTACATGTACAAAAATACGTTCCTTATGATTCATAAACCTATGATATCGCTGTGGGGTGCTAATGCTGTAGATTGTCGCGAACAAGCAGACTGGTTGGATAAAACCGAAGCGAAAACTTGTAAACCTGCATACTTGGGCAAAGGGACTGAAGCATTAACAGAGGAAAAGCTACAGGAACTACTAAATGGTAAAGACAATTGGCTTGATGCTGATGAGGCTACAGAGTTATTTAACATCACTGTTATCGAAGAAACCAAAGATGCCATCGCTTGTGCAGATGTAGAGCTGCTAAGTCACTACAAAGATGTACCAGAACAACTATTAAATGTGCAGCAAAATTCACATGTAGATATCAAAGAGATGGAACAACGTAAAAAGATAGCTTCTGAATCAATAGCAAACTTAGATTATTTAAAAACTATTTTAGGAGGAATAACTCAATGAAGAAAACACTATTTGAATTAAAGCAAGATTTACTAACAATCGGTCAGCAGTTACAAAAGGTTGAAAATGATTTGTCCCAAAAAGCGGTGGATCCTAAGGCGACGATGGATGAGATTACACAATTACAACAGTCAAAGAAAGATTTACAGCAGCGCTTTGATGTAATTAAAGATCAGCATGACACCAAGGAAGCTGAACAAAAACAACAATTCGCGCTACAACAACAGAACCTAACTCTAGGGTTAGCTAATGAAAATGATCCTAAGCAAAAAGTGGTAAAAGCAAAAGCGGAGTTAATTCGTTCAACAATGCATCAAAAGTCTGTTTCCACAGATGTATTCCAAGCGCTTGGAGATAACGGTACAACTGGTGGAAACAAATTCTTACCAAAAACTGTTTCTACGGATATTTTGGTTGAACCATCAGTTAAAAATCCACTTCGCAATCTTTCAACCGTTACACAAATTACAAATTTAGAAATTCCGAAATTAAGCTTTACATTAGATGACGATGATTTTATCGCAGATACTGAAACTGCGAAGGAGCTAAAGGCATCCGGGGATACAGTATCCTTTGGTCGTCATAAATTCAAGGTATTTGCTGGTGTTTCTGAGACTGTACTTAATGGATCAGATGTAAATCTTGTTACTTATGTAGAGAATGCTTTACAGTCCGGGGTAGCGGCAAAAGAAAAGAAAATTGCATTTACCAAAACACCAAAAGTTGGAGAAGAGCACATGTCATTTTATTCTGCTGGCGTAACGGAAGTAACAGGTGATACAAAATATAAAGCTATTAAGAATGCCATCGCATCTCTTCATGAAGATTATCGTGAAAACGCAACGATTGTTATGCGTTATCAAGATTACTCCGACATCATCGAGGTACTTGCTAACGGTAATGCTACTCTTTATACAGCTCAACCAGAACAAGTTCTAGGTAAACCAGTAGAATTTTGTGATTCCGCAGTAGATCCAATTGTAGGTGACTACGGATACTCTCACTTCAACTATGATTTAGAAGCATTATTTGATCGAGACAAAGATGTAAAAACAGGTATCGAGCAATTCGTAGTCACAGCTTGGGTTGATCACCAAATTAAACTTAAATCGGCTTTCCGTATTGCTAAAGTTGCTCCGACTGTGTAAAGGAAGGGGCATAAATTATGCTCAATTTTGTTAAAAATGCCCTGAAAATCGACGGGGATGAGGCAGACACAGACGTTCAATTACTTATTGATGCAGCTATAGAAGACTTAGAAGCATCCGGAGTACCTAGACAAACGACTGGGAAAGAAACCGCTCTTTATAAAAGGGCGGTAATTATTTATTCCATTTTGAATCACGAAAACTATGATAAGTCGTTAAATGTCGTTGCCCTCAATAATTCCTTACAATCGATAATTCTAAAAATAAAAAGCTTTGGAGGTGAAATTTTATGAAAAAATACTTAGTTTTGGACGATTTTAATGATAAAAATACGGAAAAATTCCACGCAAAAGGTTCCGAATATGAGACTTCCAACGAGGAAAGAGCTCAGGAACTTATCAAATTAGGTTTTCTGAAAAAGCCTAAAGAAGAACCTAAGAAACCTACAAAGGAAAAACCAACAGCTGCAAAGGATAAGAAAAATGAACCAGAACAAACTGAATAAGCGGATCACTTTCCAAAAGAAATTGAGGGGCCAGGATGCCGAGGGGAACTGGATAGAAATTGGTTGGGAGAATGCCTTTACGGTTTGGGGAGCAATCGATGGGATTTTAAGCATGAGAAACTCAGAAGTAGTGGTTGCTGGCACATTAGGGGTTAAATCGCCTAAAAAAATTTCAATTCGATTAAACAAAAACTTAACTCACGATATGCGGGCTGTTTATAAAGGTCGCATATTTGACGTTCTTGATTTTGACTTAGCAAAGAATTCAAAAGCTTATTACGAAATCATGTGCAATGAGGTTGAGATCAATGGCTAGAATGGATTTCGAAGGATTTGATGAATTGGAAGACCTTTTCGAAAACATAGGTAAGGATATAGAAAAAGTAGATTCTAAAGCTCTGAAAGTTGGAGGAGAAATCATCGCTAAACACCAAAGGGAACACGTTGATCGAAGTGAAAAGGACCATCCTCATATCCAGGATAATATCACTGTATCTCGCCCTCTTGAGTCTAAAGATGGCGAGAAGTATGTAGCGGTTGGACCTAATAAAAAGGTTGCTTGGAGGGCTAAGTTTCTTGAATACGGCACTTCCAAAATGTCTCCTCGCCCATTTATAGAAAAAGGTGTTAATTCGGGTGAAAATGAGGCTGTTTCCGCGATGGAAAAAGTCTATTTGGATGCGATTGATTCATGAGTTTTGATGCGAAAAGTGAGCTACTAGCAGCATTAAAAGCTAATCCAAGGCTTGTCTCCTTATGTACTGGTGGGTTCCATAATTTAAGAGCGAATGATGTTAACGCCTTCCCTAGAATCGTATATTCAGAGATTGGTAATGCTGATGACGATTTTGCAGACAATGTTTCCATTTCGGCTGAAGTTCAATTCCAAATTAGTATTTTTAATACTGAAGAGAATATCTCTTCTCAAACCCCGATAGCGAAAGAAGTGGATAAAACTATGAAATCGCTAGGTTATACACGTTATGATTCTACCGATATATACGAAGAAGATACTAAAGTCTTTCATAAACCAATGAGATACCAAAAAACATTTTACGAGGAGGAAATTTCGTGACAAAAGTACTTACAGGATTAGATATGTTCCATATCGCGGAATTAACAGAAGATGACGCGACCAGCGTTACTTATGCAGCACCTGAAAAATTACCAGGTGCAGTAAATGTCAAAGTGGATCCAAAAACAGAAAGTGAAACTGTATGGGCTGACAACAGTTCATACGCAGTATTAAATACACTTGGAGACATTGATGTTGAAATTGAAGCTACAGACCTTCCACTTGCGCTACAAAAGAAAATCTTTGGCCATACAGAGGAAAACGGTGTTCAATTTGCATCTATTAACGATAAAACCATTGAACTTGCACTTGGATTTCGTTCAAGACTTTCCACAGGCGGTTATCGCTACTACTGGTTTTTAAAAGGAAAACCAGAGCTCTTACCAGTGGAAGGAAAAACGGAGGAAGGAAAACCAGCACCGCAAACAGCAAAGCTAAAATTGAAATTCATGCCACTTCAATATAATGGTCGTTGGAAAGGACAGGCGGAGGATGGCACGAGCTTTACTCAAGGTGGAAAGTGGTTTGAAAAGGTTGTCTACGCAGGTTCTGTACTAACACCAACTGTTTAATTCGTTTAAGAGAGAGATTAAATTCTCTCTCTTTTTTATTTTAAAAATCTAAGGAGGAAATCAGAAATGAATTCCATGACTATTGTATTGATTATTGAAAATGAAGAAAAACGTTATGTTTCCCCGTCCTTTATTCCTGGTAAATTGTTCAGAAAAGCATCAGAAATCGCTGACAATTTTGAAGGAAAAGCAGGGGGGAATCTAGATTTAGACAATCAAATGCAATTTGTTTGTGATGCATTTGGAAATCAATTTGATATTAATCAATTCGAAAATGGAATTGATTCTCGTAAATTACTAAAAACAGTTTATGCGACTGTCAATTATGTCATTGGGAATATCGAACAAGCAAGTAAGTTGCTATCAGATGGGGAAGGTAACCAAGACCCAAAAAACTAACATTGCGCGAAGCGGTCCTCGATATGTACAACGCGTTAATAGAGATTGGCTTCACGCAAAATCAAATAGATGAGATGGACATTGTATACCATCTACAGCTTTTAGCACGCAGAAAAGCAGAGAAGCAGGAAAAAGAAGCGGTATACATCGACCAAATTCTTGGATAGGAGGTGAAAAAACGTGGCTAAAGACATTCGTGTCAAGCTGTACTCTAATTCCACAGAATTCCGTAATGAGATGAGTTCGGTTGCCAAACAAATGAAGATTGTAAAATCCGAATTTGAAGCAACTAAAACAAGTGTCGGCGTTTGGGGAAATGAGCTAAGACAATCTGAAGTTAATATACAATCCCTCAATAAACAAATGGAATTGCAACAACAAAAGGTAGCGCAATTAAAAAAAGCCTATGAAGATTCTGTCCTTCAAAAAGGATTAGATTCAAAAGAGACTCAAAATCTCGCAATTCAATTGAATTTTGCAAACACTCAGCTTAATAAGATGCAAAATGAGCTAACACAGACAACTCAGAAGATGAATCAGTTTAAAGAGAATCAAAGCACCAGTGAATTTCAAAGAGATCTAGGCGCTTTATCTCTGGCAATGAGGAAAATAGATTCTGAGTTTAAAGTTATAGCGACCTCATCAGAAAACTTTGGTGACGAAATTAAGCAAGCGGGCATAGAAATACAATCTTTCAATCAAAAAATGGAGCTGCAGCGCCAGTTAGTTAGTCGTCTTGAGGATGAATATAATCGATTAGTTGAAGCAAAGGGACAGGATTCAGCTGAAACAAAGCAAATGTCTATTCGATTGGATGAAGCAAAAGCTAGTCTAAATGGAATGCAAAATGAACTCACACAAACTACTCAAAAGTTAGAAAAATTACAAAGTGAGTTATCTCAACAGGGACGTTCATGGGGAGATTTCGCCTCAAAAATGGATTCCGTCGGAAGTAAAATGCAATCCGTGGGCGGTTCAATGGCAATGACCGCTGGAGCAGGTTTTGCAACCATGACCTACGCGATGCAGAATGCTGTCGGGGTTGGGATGGATTTTGGCCAACAAGTAAGCCGAGTAGGTGCTATTTCTGAGGCTACAGGTGAGCAACTCAAGGCATTAAAAGATCAAGCGTTAGATTTAGGTGCATCGACTTCTAAAAGTGCTACCGAAATCGCTCAAGGTCAAGAAGCGTTAGCTACGCTAGGTTTTACAGCACAGGAAATCATCGGAGCAATGCCTGGTGTTATTTCAGCAGCTGAAGCATCGGGTTCTGATATGGCGCAAACCGCTGAGGTCATGGCATCTACACTGAATATTTTTGGGATGGAAGCAAGCAAAGCAAATGATGTTGCCGATATCCTTGCCAAAACAGCTAACATTTCCGCTGCCAATCTAACGGATATGCAATACGCTTTAAAATATGCTGGTCCGCCAGCTGCCGCATTAGGTATTAGTTTAGAAGAACTATCAGCGGGAATTGGCATTATGACTAACGCTGGAATGAAAGGCGAACAGGCTGGGACAACACTACGTGGTGCCTTGTTAGGTTTATTAGAACCTTCAAAGGAAAATTCCCAACTGATGTCCAAAATGGGCATTACGATAACTGACACAGAAGGAAATTTTGTTGGTTTAACAAAGTTAATTAAAAACTTCCAAACATCTATGGAGGGTATGACTGATACACAAAAGGCAGCCAACATTGCATCTCTTGTGGGAACAGAAGCAGTATCTGGAATGTTGTCGCTTATGGAAGCAGGACCTACTGAAATTGATAAGATGACTGTAGCTTTACAGAATTCAGCAGGGGCATCTGCCGAAGCAGCAAAGAAAATGAAAGATAATTTAGCCGGCGCAGTTGATGAAATGAGCGGTGCTCTTGAAACTGCAAAAATTAAATTTACTGAAGCTCTTACCCCGGCTATAAAAGGCGCAACAGTTATTATTACTGATCTAACAGAGAAATGGAATTCACTAGATGGATCCACACAAAAAACGATTGCTACCACAGTAGCGGTAGGAACGGCTATTTTGGGAGTAGTTGCCGTTGGAGGAATACTACTTTCCGTAGTGGGTAGTGCGGTGACAGGATTAGGAGCAATTGCCACAGGTTTTGGAATAGCTGGAGGTGCTGCTGGAGTTCTTTCGGGTGCATTAGCAGTCATTACTGGTCCAATTGGGTTAACGGTAGCAGGATTGGCCATTTTAGGAGTTGCAGCCTATAAAGTTTCAAAGGAACTGAAAAAACCATCATTAGAGGCTCAATTATTTGGTGATGGGGTTTCAAAAAGTACACAAAAAGCGGTTAGCGGATTTTTAAAATTAAATGAGAAGGCAACTGAATCTCTAAATCAATTAAATTGGAGTGGCACCACCGTAACCAAAGCGACCGCTGATAATATCGTTAAAAACTTTGAACAAATGAGTGACCAAATGCTCGCTGGCATGAAAAAAAAGCACGAGCAAGAATTGGCCACCATGAATCAATTTTTCTCCAACAGCAAACTCCTTAGTGAAAAAGACAAACAAGATGCCATCGCCAAAATGAATGAGAAATACGAACAACAAACCAATGCCGTAAACAATGGCGAAAATATTATTAAAGAAATAATGGCAAAGGCTTCAAACGAAAAACGTTCATTGACTGAGGCTGAAAAAACACAAATTAATTTGATTCAGGAAGGTATGGTCAATAACGGCATTAAATACCTTTCCAAAAATGAACTTGAATCCAAAAGTATCTTGGAACGTATGAAAGCGCAAGCGGGTTCAATTTCAGCATCGCAAGCGGCTGATGTGGTGGAAAATTCACAAAAGCAAACTCAAGGTGCTATCAAGGCTGCGAATGAACAATACGATAAAACCGTTCAGGAAATTATCCGACAACGCGATGAAGTGGGTAGTATATCAGCCGAACAAGCTAACATCATGATATTAGATGCAAAGATGCAACGAGATAGTGTCGTGAATCACGCTGAAGGTATGCATAAAAAAGTGGTTTCTGAAGCCAAAAAACAAGCTGGTGAACACGCTGATCATGTCAATTGGGAAAAGGGAGAAGTCCTTTCCAAATGGGAAATGATGAAGAAGGATACTAGCAAAAAAGTTTCAGAAATAAAAACGGCAGTATCTAATAAGTGGGAAGAAATCAAAGAGGATACTTCTGAAAAGTGGGAAGAAATCAAAGCATGGCCAGGTAAAAAAATTGATGAAATGAACACTTCTCTTTCTAAAAAGATGGAAGAGGTTAGGTCAAACTTTGAAGGAAAATGGCAAGAGGCTGAAACCTTTCTCAAGAGTGTTGACCTTAAACAAGTCGGAATAGACATTATCAGTGGTTTACTTGGTGGCTTGAATTTCGGTGCAGTTAAGGAGAAAGTTGAAGAATTAGCAAACTCGATTCCGGACTGGATGAAAAAAGTACTGATCATTCGTTCTCCTTCGAAAAAGCTAGAAAAAGAAGTAGGGGAACATATTCCCACAGGTGTAGCTAAAGGGATTTCCAATAAAGCTTCGGTTGTACAACAGACTGCCCAGCAAGTTGCAGCTTCAGCTAAAAAAGGTTTTGAAACAGAATTTAAGAAAATTGACTACAAGCTAGATGCTAAAAAAATTAGTGCAGCAGACGCTATTAAGGAACTAGAAAAGCTAAAGACAGAGTATAAAACCGTTCCTAATGCGGTCGAACGAGCTAATAAAGCTATCTATGAAATAAATAAAAAGCACAATAAAGAGTTGGAAGAACTCCGAAAACAGCAATTCGAAAGAGAAAAGACAAGGATTGAACAGAGAAAGTACTTTAATCAACTGTCGTTAACCCAAGAGCTGAAGTTGTATGAAGATTACATAAAAAAATACAAAGTAGGCTCTGAGGAAAGATTGTTTTACGAACGCGAGGTTTACCGAGTTAAACAAGAATTGCATAAAGAGCAATTTGACAAAGAGAAAGAGCTTATCGAACAAAAGAAGTATTATAATGAACTCTCTTTAACACAGGAATTAAGAATGTATGAAAACAATTTAAAAAAATACAAATTGGGTTCCGAAGAACGAATGTTTTATGAGAGAGAGATTTATAGGGTAAAGCAAGAGATTAACTTAAAACTGATCGCGATAAACGAAGAATATACAAACAAAATTTCTGAAGCTAATAATAGGTTAATTGAAGAAGAAAAGCGTTTAACAAACGAATACAATCAAACCTTAGATAGTAGGACAAAGTCTCTTTATAGCTTTTCAGGAATATTCGATGAAGTAACCAAAAAAAGTGAAGTTTCCGGTCAACAATTAATTGAAAATCTTAAATCACAAGTTACTACATTTGAGGAATGGTCAAAGAATATTGCTACTCTTGCGTCTAAGGGAATCGATAAGGGGTTATTAGAAGAACTTCGAGCAATGGGTCCAAGTGCTGCAACAGAAATTGCCGCGTTAAATACGCTTTCTGATCAACAACTTCAAGATTACGTTAATCTATGGAAATCAAAAAATAATTTGGCCAGAACAGAAGCGGTAAACGAACTTCAGGGCTTGCAGACTGATACACAAACTAAAATAACGGAATTACGCACACAAACTCAAACAGATCTTGAATTATATAAAAATGAGTGGATAGCAAAAATAAAAGAAATCCGTAAAGGTACAACTACTCAATTCGATATGAAAACATCTTTATCAGCTATTGGTAGAGATTCCATACAAGGCCTAATTGACGGTATGAAAGAAATGGAAGAACCGCTAAAGCGTCAAGCTCAAGCACTAGCAAACACTGTACCTATCTCTATTCAAAAGACCTTAGACATCCGATCTCCATCTCGTAGAACCAAAAAACTAGGAGTTTTCGTACCAGCAGGACTTGCAGAAGGTATAAAAGAAAATATGGGTAGTGTCATCGATGCGGCAAAGCAAATGGCATTGGCTTCAATTCCAGACCTTCCTTCCATGGCATTTACAATTGGGGGAGCAGCAAACGCTATACGAGATAACAAAGGTACGTTAACCGTAACAAACATTATTCAATCTCCAAATTTAGAGGACAAGCTAGAGAAATTACTTGGTCTATTTGAGAAATTTATCAATATATCTCCACAAGTTTCTTCACCAGAAGGTACAAAAATTGAAGTAAAAGTGTATGACAACCATTTTGCAGACGGAAACGAAGCTGGAAGCAAAATCGAAACTGCATTGAGACGACTGGGCCTTTAAAAGGAGGGATACTAGATGAACGAAAATATAACCCCATCGGATTCTATCTCGATTGTATTAATGAACACTGTTGGAGATGAGGCGGTGAACACAAATGACAACTGCAATAGAAATGCGTCAAATATTAAGGGGTGTCAAGCTAGTAACAATAACTCCTCTAACTGAAAAGGGACTCGCTACTAGCAACCCCATTAAAATTTATGGAGTAACAGACATACCCATCCAAACACTAATCGAACAAGGGGAAAGAATTATCGATAAAGCGGATGGAATAGGGGTTATCGAGGTGCACGAAGAAGATGATACTATTCTTGGTGCTGACTTTAGCCTAACAACTAATCATTTAAATATGCAGTTGTTTGAGGAATTAATGGGAGGCTCAACTATTACTGAGAACAACAAAGTAATAGGTTGGACTTCCCCTTCTATTGAAGAGCAAAGAAACAATCCAAAACGATTCCAGGTAGATATATATGTTCCAACCTTAAGCGGTGCTTATCTTAAGCATTGCTTTTTTTATTGCAAAGGAATTTTGCAAGGTCTGGGGTACGGTGTTCAGAAGATTTCTGAACCATCTATTTCTATCAAAGCGAGACCTCATCCCATTACTAATCTCACAAGTGATATGAGTTTTGTCAATCAAATTCCAACATTTTAGGAGGAAACCATTCATGGAAGAACAATTATTAACAATCGGATTTGTTAAAGCTAGATTATTAGATTCAAATGGGAAATTAAAAGAAGAGAAAGACTTAGGGTACAATTTGATTGTGGACACAGGAAAGCAAGGAATTGCTGATCAATTGTTAGCAGCACCTACCATCCCAAAACCAACACACATGGGGATTGGGACTGGTACAACTGCTCCAGCAGTTGCAAATACAGCACTCGTTGCTGAAACAGGAACTCGTCAAGCTTTAACTAAAACAAGATCAGGAAATGTTGTAACAAATGTTGCGACTTTCGGTGCTGGTGTAGGTACCGGTGCGATCACGGAAGCGGGAATCTTTACAGCTGTAACAGTTGGAACTATGTATAGCCGAATCGTGTTTTCAGCGATTAACAAAGGGGCAAACGATACCCTGGAATTAACATGGACTTACACTATCGGGTAAAAGTTTGGGGGGCTGCTTCGGCTGCCCTTTTATTTTTGGAAGGGGGCGGTTAAATGGCGACTATACTAGAAACATTCGAGGGCAGTAGTTTAACCGCCTTTTCCAATTCGGGAACATGGACGCGGACCACGAACCGCGCCTATAACGGGGCATATTCTTTCCGTAGCGCCGTTATAGGACACAACTCAACAAGTACGCACAACGTCGATATATCGGTACCAGTAGGGGCAACTAACGCAAAGGTATCGCTTTATTACTACACGTCTTCAGAGTTGAACTGGGACTGGCTTCGTATCTATCTTAACGGGGTTAAGGTCCTAGAAAAGTCAGGGACTACCGGCTGGGCGTACTGGGAATCGGGAGTATTAAGTGAGGATTCGGACAATAATTTACAGCTAGTCTACTCAAAAGACGGGTCCGCTACAGCGGGGGACGACGCGGTCTATATCGATAACCTACAGCTGAGATATACGGACCCTTCCTTCGCCTGGTATCGAAGTTATGGTGACACTTTAAGTCTATCGGATACCTTGACCCCTAAACACACAGTAGGACAACCACCGACTGACGGCTGGGACGTCTACCAATGGGACGCAGCTAAATGGGACGTAATCCTAAAGAAGCTTACAGTAGGCGATACCTTAAGCCTGGCGGACGCGATACGTAAAAAGGCAAAGTTGCAAATAAACGAATCCGTCAGCTTATTAGTTGGCTTAAGGGCGGGGATACAGGCGTACGTAGCGGACATCGTTGACGTAGATGATTCGGCTATCCAGCGAAGTATCTACTTACTAGAAGACGGGGTCGCGTTAGCGGACAGCCTTCTAGCGCTATCCCAGGCGGTACAAGGGGACAGTCTAGCCGTTAACGATTTCCTAATGGCAAAAAGCGGTCTTAGAGGTCTTTCCGACCAGATCGCGTTAGACACAGCGGACACAATAACTAGTAACGCGCAGCCGCGTATAAGTGATTCGGTCAACGTATTAGAGGGAATCACGGCAGCCGTGACCGCTTACAGGTCAGATATGTTAAGCCTGGCGGATACCCTAGCGCTGGAAATGCGGGCGCAACGGTCTGACGTTATGGCGGTACTGGATAACATCGCCACAGCGGTAGGGAAAGGGGACCTAGCCAGCGCCACAAGTTTAGCGGACGACCTGGCTAAAGGGTTAAGCCCTGAAGCTGCCGATGATAGTTTAGGGGTAACGGACGACTTCAGCCTGGAAGCAAAGTCAAACGCAGCGGATACCGTAACCAGCTCCGACGATATCGTCAAAAGGGTAGAGGATTACCTGGGCGACCTTCTAACGACGGTCGATTCCATAAAGGCGAAAGCTTCCGACCGAAACGACGACACAGCTACGCCGACCGATAACCTGGCTATCATCACGAAGCGGGTCCTATCGGATAGCTTAAGCCTGGCGGACGATATCGCTAGGACCTTTAAGATGGGCGTACCAATCCCCGCCGAATTCGGGCTAGGTCGCTTTGATGAATCCTACTGGGATTCGTCAGGGGACCCTATCAGCCTGGAAGACGCCCTGGAATTTAAGACGGGCTTCGGAATACTAGGCGAGGACCTCTTAAGCCTGGCGGACGCGATTCAGGTTGCAGTAAAAGATAACCTAGCGGATACCATCGGCGTAACGGATAGTACCGCGGCAAAAGTGAAGGACGTAGTCGCGTCTTCGCTAACCCTAACGGATAGCGAAGACGCGAAAACAGGTAAGAATACAGGCGACAGCAGCACGGTAACGGATACGATTATCGGCGGGCTGGATATGCCACGCACAGCTGGGGACAGCGCTACAGGAGTAACGGATTCCAGCAGTATAGAAGCAAGACCAACGGCTGGGGATACGGTTAACTTATCCGATAACGACGTGGGTAAGAATATCGGACCTGGCCCTGGGGATACAACGGGCATAGGGGATACGGCAACCTTCAGCATTAAAAAGGATATCGACGACCTACTAGATTTATCCGACAGCTTACTTCGGTCGGTAGCGGCTATCGTAGGGGACAAATTTCCAGTAGCGGAACAGCTAACCCTAGCAGCCAAAGCGGCAGCAGCGGAAATTGCCTTAAGCCTGGCGGACGATAATAAGCTGAAGGCTATGACCCTTCTAGGGGACTTAATGGCGCTTAGCGACGACCACATAAAGGATATAGCGAAAACTATAGACGATGTGGGAACCGTAAACGACGCCCTAGCTAATCGTATAGGCGCGATCCTTAATTCAGTTACGACCTTAGCTGATACCTTCGCGCTATCGGTCACGTTGGGCGTAGTAGACGATATCATCAGGGTAGCTGATAGTATCGATAACATTACACGTTTAATCTTAGGGTCGTCCTTCGATATGGCAGCCTGGGACAGCGCCGCTTTTGATGCCACGGGCGACCTAGCAGCGGTAGCGGATTCTATTAGTCTATTAATAAGCTTAGCTATAGCAGACAGCTTATCGGTCAAAGACGACACAAAGGCAGCTATTAACCTACTTTATAACGAAGCTATTAACCTGGTGGACAGTATTCTAGGATTATACGCAGCAACGCTTAATTCGAATCTACCACTATCCGATAGTATCGGACTTAAAAATATGAAAACACTAGCGGATACGGTCGCCCTTGCGGACATCCTGGCGAATAAGTACGAAATGACGGAACTACAGGAAGCTATCGACCTGGTGGAAGACCTTATTCTTAAAGCAAAAGTTACAGGGTCTGAAATGGTCGATCTACAGGACACTATCGACCTGGTATCGGGCTTCGGAACTACAATTGACGATACGGTAGGCGTATCCGATACGGCATGCATCGAAGCCCGTAAGCAGCTAGCCGATACGCTCAGCCTGGTAGACACCTTACAAACAAAAGCGAAACTACCTATCGACGAAGCGATCGCAGCCGCGGATATTCTGGGCGTAATGACAAGAAGGAACGCAGCCGACACTATCGACCTTATGGACGAAATCGCTAGACTATACCGATATGTATTAGGCGGGTCCTGGGATTCGGTCAGCTGGGATGGCGGGCAGTTTGACACCTCAGGCGATAGTAACCGGGTAGAGGACGGGTACCGATTCGCGCTATCCGCCCTTCTTCAGGAAGCCATCGCGACAAACGACACGCTAAAAGCTAAAGTCGGAATAAGACTAGTCGACAATTCCGATACCATGGATCAAATTCTAAACGGAAATATGAAATTCGCAGCCGAAACAATGGGCCTAACCGATGAATTACTTCAATTAATCATTGGTTTACGGAAGGATACTTCCTTGAGCTTAGCAGAATTATTGAGTAAACGCGCTGGGCTACCGCCTGACGATAGCAGTACAGTAGCAGATAGCATTATCGCAGCCTTACTATTAGCCCGAAGCGCGGACGACCTAATCGCCGCGACCGACGAAGTTATCGCAAAGGTTAAATCTATGCTGCAAGACGAGGCGGTCTTTACGGACAGCTTAGCACTTAGCACAAAGCGCGGCCTAGCGGAAGCAATCGCTACAGCTGAAACGCTAGGACTAAAAACGAAGCGCCCAGTATCATCTAATGGCGTAGGAATCATCGACGAACTATATCTTAAGTACGCCCTGGGGATAGCCTGGGACGATACAGGAATAGCTGATAGCATAAAGGGGAAGGTGAAGACGTTGTTACAACAGGTATTTATTAATGGTATTTCTATTCCGGTCAATGGTTTAAACCTTCGGCATAGCGGCAAGGATCGGGTCAGTACAGCGACATTCAAAATACCTTCCCCAAATGCCGAAATATTAAACTTAGCTAAACAAAGAGCACCAGTTAACATTTATCTTGTCGATGGGATTGGAAATACAGATTACTTCGGTGGGCGTATTATAGGGAATCCGACAAGTGCAAGAGGATCTATCACAACTGAGATGGATATCACAGTAGATGACTGGACTGCTGCTTCCCTAGAAGTATATGTAAGCGAATCGTTTACAGCAGATTCCGGTACCATAAGTGAAGTCCTGAAATACTTATGGGGAAAATATTACGGATATAGTATTAACCTGGACAAAGTTGTTGCTACTACAAAGGGAATGCCTACACAGGTTTTTAATTATGTCTCCTTATTCGAAGTAACCGAAAGACTGGCACAATTGTTAGGTTGGTCTTGGCATGTTGAATGGAATGGAGCTGAGAGGGTACTACAATTTTATCCACCTTCAGCAGCAATCCACCCTGTTACTTTAAGTAAAGAATCTAAAAATATTGTTGCCGGCACTGCTAGATTTGGTCAAGATGATAGCATTGCAAACGTTGTATATGTTTTCGGTGGCCAAGGGGTGTCTAATCCATATACCCAGAAGATTGTAGTAGATGGACAGAATACAATCTACAAACTTGGATCCAGGCCGTATCGACTTGGCGAAGGTGACGATGGTGGTATTCAAGTCAATCTTATACAAGGCGGGGTTAAAGTACCTCTTCGAGTTGGTATTCAAAACCTACACGATGAGCAACTATTTGATGTCATGTTGGACTTTAACGAAGGATCCCTTAGATTCCGTGATAATAATATTCCAATAAAGGATGCAATTTTAGAAGCTATCTACCGATACATGTATCCGATAATGGTTCAGCTAACCGATGATTCTAGCATTCAACAATACGGACGTATTGAGACAAGCATTAACGATACTAGTTTAATAGACGTCGTGGCTGCAAGAGAATTAGGACGTGCTATTTTGCGAGATAGAGCGTATCCCAAAGGCTTTGGAAGCTGTGAAGTTTTTGTACCCGGTTTACGTGCGGGTCAGTTTATTACAGTAGATCTTCCAACATATAATACCAAGGGCCTTTTTGAAATAACCGAAATCGAAAAATGGATACAGGGTGGAGTGGTTAGAAGAAGAGTAACGTTAAATAAAGCTGATAACGCAGAAAGTAGAATTGCCCAACGTCTAAAAGAATTCGCAAAGCGTCTCGCAAATCTAGAATCGTCCAATCGTCAGGAAGATATGGTCGTTCAAAGATGGCTACAAGGACCTGCCAATATAGGTACGAGAGTAACTGGAAGCGCAAAGGGTCAAATTGAAGATTCTGCTACAGACAATATCCAACCACTACAAGATGACTACGTCTTGACCTGGAAAACAACCTCACGTTCCAAGACTTGGGCAAAGGATTCCCATCCATTATCAGATGATTTTGTTAAGAAAGTGAAACCAAAAATTAACGAGACGGTTCCAGCTGCCAGTAAGATAACTGGAGGTATCACCTTCTTTGATACCCATACTTTTGGGGATCCGTCCCACCCATTCGGATTATAGGGGGATAAATATGATACAAGTAAAGCCAAACGTCACCATAAAAACGAAAGACGGGCAGCGAAAATATAAAAATATGATGATTCAACAAGGGTTAGAGTGGCTACTAGACTTAGTGGCTGGTCTAGGCCCTACAGGTCTTTCCCATGTGGCAGTTGGAGATGGATCTAGGATTGTGTCATTGGGGGACATGGAGCTAGAAAACGAACGAGTAAGGAAGCCGATAACGACGGTCGCAAGAGATAACGGCGCAGCTATCGCCGAAGTCTTCTTCGATAAAGACGAAGCGCTTTTCCATTGGAAAGAAATCGGGCTTTATGTAGGGGGGACTGATACGCCGAATAGTGGGAAGTTGGTCGCTAGGGCGTTAGTCGAAGAAATGAAAGACAACCGAAGAACTGCGACTGTATCCTGGGAAATCGGCTTCCAAAATCTATAAAGGGGGGACTATTAAATGGCATACGAAAAAACGAACATAGCACCAGGTCAAACGATATCCAGCGTCTGGGGAAACACGGTACAGACGCAGTATGACGAAGCGATGAAAGAAACAGAACTACGGGACTATAAAACCTATAGGACAAACAAGGACGCGGAAGGAATATACACAACAATAGAACACAAACGACAAGACGGGACCCTAGCTATCAGGTCCGTGCTTAGCGGGGGAACTACGCCGCTGTATACAACCCGCACACTGACATACTACGATACGAACGGGACTACGGTACTAAAAACGACTACTAGGACCCTGACCTATGACAGCGACGGCGTCCTGGCTTCGGAGGTGTAAGGGTATGGATATAGCACAACACGGCGGACCCTTTGGGGGCGGAAACGTACCGAAAACCTTTTCAGGTGGCGGCTTCACTAAAACGATGAACAAATACGGAACCGTATCCACACAGTCGGGTATTACAACCGCCGTTAATACAGACCTTATCGTAGGCGGTCATAACAAGTTTTATATATTCCCAACAGCCGCAGCAAATGGCTACAAAGTAGACAAGGCTGGGAACATTTTAGGAACCGCGCCGCACGCCCACGCAACCAATAAACAATACGGGAACTTCTACCCTGTCAGGGACCCGAACGGGGACGATATCATATTCGCTAACCTATGGGGGGCGTCCCATGTAAACAAAGGGGACTTATACAAATACAGCGAAGCGACGAATACATGGACTAGAATATGGACCAACGCTTCAGCCCGACTTATTTTCTTTTCCGTCGATAGGGTCGGTAAAAACCTGTATATGCTAGAAACGGACGGGTCAACCGTTTACAACCTTTATGTCATGGATTACAACGGTAATATCTTGACGCAAAAGGTGATAGCTGCGGGGGTTGTAGCTAACCAGCCGCCGATATTCGTAGCGCGTAACGGCGGACTGCATATGTGCATATCAGGAAATAACAGCTATCGGGAATTTAACATCGCTACCGCGACATTCGTAAACACGACGCCGAAATTCAGCTACGGCGGCGGTACGATAGGGCGAAACTTCGTAGATGATAGCGGCTATGTCCACCTGGTAAGCAACGGCGGCTGGTACTATACTAGACCCGACGGTCGTATATGCAACTGTAGATGGAACACTTACTACGCGGATAACTGGGAAAACGCTGATATAAACGACTACGGCGACGGTATCGCTTCTGTGTATAACCACCAAACAGACGAGAAAATGGTCCACATATTTTCTACGTGGTATGGTGAAAACGTCGACGGACTTAGTCAAAGCCTTCAACAAGCCGCAACCACTACAACGTTAGGCGCGGTAGGCGCTAAAAGCATGGGTATCATTAACGAGGATTCCTATGCGATGTTCACTAGGGGGTCCGATAACGTGCTATGTAGAAACGTGTACAATCGCACGACTTTAACGTCTAGCTTCTTTATGAAAGGGCGTCTAGTTAAGCGTATGGGCGGCATGTTTACAGTCAAAGAAGGCGCTAACGCTGCCGTAGTAAAAAAGTCGAGCCAATCGGTCACGATTAACGCGACTACCACCATACTTCACGGCGTACACCCGACGGAATCTATTATTTTATAAGGGGAGATAAACAATGAATTTCTATAAAACTAGCTTAAGTAAAGGCGAAGACGGACTAATTAATTACCCTACAGGCTTAAATCTGAATGATATCCTAATCAGGGAATACAACCAGGACTATACAGAAATGGTCTTCGGTACAAGGCAAGAACTTACAGGCGAAGGCTTTACAGCTATTACCGAAACAGAATTCGACGAAGCTAAACTGAACTACGAGCCTGTAGAAGTAGCGCGCAAAAAAAAGATTACAGAACTTAAAGCAAAATGTACGGAAGCCTTTTACGCGGGATTCACGTCTACAGTAACTAGGGACGGCAAGGCGTTAGTATTCGGATACGAAGACCACGACCAGCGTAACTTCACAAAGCAATCAAACGACCTACTATTCCTTAAGAGCAGAAAAGCCGATGGGAAGCTAACGGAAGCGGAATACAGCCTAGAAACAGTCATTCGCTGGAAGTCAAAAAACATGGGTGTAGTAACGCTTAACGAAGACGAATTCTACCAAATAACGCGCGACATTAAGAAGCACGAAATGACGGTACAAGGGAAGTACTGGACGTTAGAAGCGTCAGTATTGGCTGCAACAACTTCGGAACAAGTAAACAAAATTAGCTGGTAAGCGGATATGAAAAGGTATATATGGAATTTACTTATCTCGATAGATCAGTTATTAAATACAATTCTAGGCGGATTTCCAGATGAAACAATCTCATCTAGAATGGGAAAGCGAGTAAAGAAAAAGAATTGCAAAGTATGTAAGGTGCTTTGTAGATTATTAGATTCATTTGAAAAAGACCATTGTTACAAGTCAATTGAGAAGGATGAAGGGCATCCTATGTAAGACACTATGTAAGACATTCGGACGAAAAAATACATTTTACAAGTAATTTTAATAAAGATAATATTCTCTTAAAGGAGGAAATTATTATGACGTGGATTATAGGTGTTAATTCTTTTTTTGGATATAGTTTTGCATTATCGGATGTAAAAGTTTCATGGGGAAATAATTACGAAAAAGATTGTCTGCAAAAATTTTACCCCATTACAAACAACATTGGTGCTGGATTTGCTGGAAGTGTTAGGCTTGGTTTTAAAATGCTTGAAGGGTTAGCCGATTGCATTAGAAATGAAAAACAAGACAGAGGATTTATACCAGACTATATTGCAAAAAAATGGAGTAAGAAAGCAAAGAGAATTTATAGTAATGCACCAAATATTGATAAACAATTAGGTTGTCACTTATTAATGATCGGTACTTTTCCAAAATCAGCAATAACTATTGGAAATAATTCAGTACCTAGGTCAACTGTAATAAAGCTTTGCGCACCAGACTTCAAACCTTATATAGCACATCAACATGAAATAATATCAATAGGCTCAGGTTCAAATATTGATGACTATAAAGAAATGTTAAAATGGATGGATTCAAATTTTAATCAAGTATATGGATTTGCAGAGATTATTGGATTACCAGAAGCATATAACATCCTCATTACAAATTTCTTAGAAAGTAACCCAAGATATGGAATTGGTAAGCATATGCATATAATTACTGCTGGCCATAATGGTATTGCAATTCAAAATAATGATAGACAAAATGAAGATGGCACTTTTTCTTTAAAAATGCCACATGTAGCTAGAGGTTATCAAGAATTTGTTAAAATGGCTAATGGATATGGTTTTAAAGGGGAAGCAGCTACTACTTAATTTAGTCAACTTTTGTTGACTTTTTTATGTTGTAGTTGGACGATTATGTGCAACAAAACTAACACCTAGAAAGGTGTATTTTTTATGCCCCACGACCTAGTATGGTCCGGAACCGATCGGGGTTAATTTTATTTCCGAAGGGACAGATAAAATGTTCGATATTCATTTGCTCGACTTATTACCAAAACCAATTCAATATGCACTATTTTTCTATTTTCTTGTAAAAGTCCTGGACTTTACCTCTGGACTTTTAAAAACATGGAAAGGGGTAAACAAGTACGAATCACGCATCATGAGAGATGGTATCATTCGCTGGATTGGTGAGCTAGTAGGAATTGTCTTTGTCTTTGCTATAGACCTCGTTTTGGGTCTTAATTTTTATTTAACCGGGTTTACATTAGCCTTATTCATCTATAAAGAAGGCGGAAGCATTACGGAGAATCTAAAAGCCATCGATGTTGATCTACCAGGTGAAGTAAAGGATAAATTCAAGTCTTTCGGTAAGGGAGCTGATAAATAATGATGAAGCTTTCAAAGGGTGGAGCAGATTTTGTTAAAAAATATGAAGGTTGTAGACTGAATGCCTATAAATGTCCTGCAGGAGTGTGGACGATTGGTTATGGCAGCACTGCCGGTGTAAAAGAGGGGCAAGTCATTTCACAAGCACAAGCTGAAGCTCTTTTTGATAAAGACATTCAGCGATTTGTGGATGGTGTCAATCAAGCGGTGAAGGTGGAATTAAACCAAAATCAGTTTGATGCACTTGTCTCCTTTGCCTATAACTGTGGAGTGGGGGCATTGCAAAAGTCCACTTTACTCGAGTACGTGAATAAGAGACAATTCGATAAAGCTTCAGTAGAGTTTGAGAAGTGGAATAAAGGTGGAGGAAAGGTTCTTCAGGGATTGGTTAGTCGTAGAAATGAGGAACAAGCCTTATTCGATAGATCAATTCCAAAACCTAAAAAGGAACAAAAAGAACTTGCTTTTATTAAGACAGGTTCCATGCCAACTGAACAAGCTGAAAAGGTTGCAGCAGAGTTAAAAGAAAAATACGGTCGGAAGAATGTTCATGTAATAAAAGTATAATTTCATTGCCCTTCTTTAAACGAGAGGGGCTTTTTGTAATTCTTAAAAGAATCTTACTTAAAACTATTTGAAACATTGGTACATATGGATAAGCCTTGAGGAATGTTTCCCTACTTTATATTATATAAAGTTATTTTTCCAGAACAGATATTCGTGAAACAATTTGTGCATATTAATTACATAGTGTATTATAAGACACAAGAAACGATGAGAGGTGTTGTGAGATGCCCAAAGATGTAATTGACATATCAAGATGGTTTATTAAAAACAATAGTGATGTTGCTTTTCCCTCTTATAAAGGGAACATTAAACTTCAAAAACTATTATACTATTCCCAAGCAATGCATTTGGCTGTAAAAGGTGAACCCCTTTTTGTAAATAGTATTGAGGCATGGGAAAATGGCCCAGTAGTTAGAGATGCTTTTAGAGAATACAGACATAATCATTTAGCTGAAATAACCTCTATGGGGTTTGGTGATGTTGGGAACTTAGACCCAGATACATCTAAAATCCTTAAAGTTGTTAATTATATATACGGTAAACAAACAGGGGATCAATTGGTCGAATTAACTCATAATGAAGAACCCTGGAAAGAATTAGAAGATGAAGTAAAGCAAAAGCTAAACCCGATAATTACAAGAGATAAGATGATTAGTTATTATTCCTCTTTAGTTGAAATTTATGATGCGTTTAAGGACTTAGAAATTGATACTCATAAAAGCCATGAACTAAATGGAAATGTTTTTACATTAGATGAATCTGAAACTACATTAACTGATGATGATATTCGAAGTCTTTGGGAAATTGGTAATGAAATAAAAGGGCAAAAATTGTTTGTTTATAAAGAAGATGATGAATTGGTGGTATACTGATGCGTTATTTTGAAGGATCAATAATAAAAAAGAAAAACATCACTTTTAAACAGTCAAATTTATTGGATTTTCGAATGGGTGGACATCCTATTCTTTTACCAATTGAATATGAGTTTACTGATAACGAAATTTACTATTTTACAATTTCCAGCCAGATTCACCATCTTGCTTCTGACCCAGATAGATACTATCTATTAAAAAACATTCCAGGTTCAGGGTTGAAAGTACCATCGATTGTAGATTTAAAGTACGTATATAAATCTTCGAAAGAAAATGTACCTGAAATGGGAGTACTTCCTACCCACTTAAATAAAGCTATCCTTGACAAATTCTTATCCTACTTAGGTATTAGTAAAGATGTAGAATGCGAAGAACTAATTAAACTTGTTTCTTAAAAGCCCCCTTCTCACTCGATAGGGGTTTTTTCGTCTTCATAACACTTTTTTAAGTTCCACAGTGCCATTTCCTTTGCTTGCTCTGGTGTAGATCCGTAATTGTGATAAACCCGATATGTACCATCATATGCACTGGCAATGTATGTATCTTCAGCGGTTCGAATCACCACTACGTCTACCCAATTTGGTCGAAAGATTCTAATAATGATTCTAACAAAAACAATTATATATGTACGTATTTTCCATAACATCCCATAATCACCTCAATATAAGATTACCAAAGTATTCTGTTAATAAATGTGTATATTTATGGAATTTTGCAAAGGTCAGAAAGAATAAAAAAAGCCCTTCAGTTTGAAGAGGCTCTTTCTACAGTTTACTTATTTTATTACATTTTTTCTAAATCCCATAACCACTTACCATCAAATTTATATAAATATAGTTTTACAAAATTTTCATAAGGTATACCATCAACAATTCTATTCATAGTAAAATAAGCAGATGCTTCATTTTCATATACAAATAGTTCATCGTAATTTAAAACCTCAAATATTTGTGTAGAAGGTAATTTGCTTAAACTCTCCTTAATTTCTTCAATGTAAATAATTTTTTCCTCAACTGATTCATAAGGATATAACTCTGCCAGTGCTTCTGCGTCTCGAGCATTAATGGCATCATAGTAATCCTTTACAAATTTTTGGATGTTGGCCTCCTCGGGGGCAACAAATGTAGGATAATAAGTTGATTTCCACTTATCCTGAATTAAATTATCATCATCTTCATCTAATAAGGATGAATAAATATTAGTATAGATATTATCAAACTCTTCCCAGACTTCCGTAGGTTCATGATTTTTGGTAAAAGAAATAAAGGCTTCTATGCGTTTGTTAAGACTATAGAATGTAGTTTTATCACTAATCATCATTTCCAAGGATTCCTGATATTTCATATAAAATGCATTTCTTGATGGGGTAAATGTAAGTTTATTTATGTCTTTTGTATATTGTTGGTTTTTCTTTATTAATTCATTTAACTGTTTTTCTGAATTAAAGGGTTGAGTAGTAAAAAGTTTTTGAAAGGCTACTTTTTCTTTTAGGATTTTTTCACCATTTGTGATTGTGGTATTAAAGACTCTTGCTTGGCCAAGCGTATGTTCTGGTTGTTTCAATCTTTTTTCAAATGAAGCTTTATCTTTACCCTTATAATTTTTTAAATTAATTTTAGCTTTATCAATTGCAGAAGTTAACCCTTGGATAGATTTTGCATTAATTGCTAAAATTTGATTTGGTTCAGAAATCGATATTTTTTTTCTGATAGTTGTTGCAGTGGTTTCGGTAGCTTTTATAAGTTTTTCGATCGCCTTTTTATCTACTGAAACAGAATTTAATGATGATGCTGTGTTTTTCTTTGGAACTTCATTTGCACTAACTGTGTTCACAAATAATAGTAAAGATAGAAAGATAACCAT